TATGAGATTGCCGCAAAATCTGATAATCTGGCGGCTCGTGAGGGGCTTGACCGTTTCGTTGAAGAGATTGGGAAGCTTGTAGAGAAGCAAGGCGATTAATCATGCCTATGACACCGGGGCTTAATCCGAATATCCGCATGCCGCAGGAGGAGCCCCAGGCGGGCCTTGGTGCCGCAGAAGACATCCTCGTTGAGATTGAAGAAGGCAAGCCAGACCGTCAGCTAGACGACAAAGGCAATGTCATCCGCATTGAGCACGAAGACGGCTCTGTCAGCATATCGCTGGATGGGCGGGCGGTCGAAGAGACGTCAGAGGCAGAGCGTGCCCGCGAATGGTTTGAGAACCTGGTCGACGACATCGACGACGGGGCTCTTGGCACAATCGCCGACGAACTGCTCCGTGGCGTCCAGGACGACATGGATAGCCGGCAGGACTGGATTGAAGACCGCGCGCAAGGCATCAAGCTTCTTGGCCTCAAGATAGAGGTCCCGCAATTGCAAGGCGCGGCAGACGGAGCTCCAGTCGACGGCATGAGCCGCGTGCGTCACCCGCTACTGCTTGAGGCAGTGCTGCGCTTCCAGGCCAACAGCCGCAGCGAGATGCTGCCGACAGACGGGCCGGTCAAGGTCCGCGTTGACAGCGTCAATACGTCAATTCAAGAAGACAGCTTGGCAGACGCATTAGAGAAGGATCTTAATCATTACCTGACCGCGGTTGCCAAAGAGTATTACCCAGATACTGACCGCATGTTGTTCATGCTAGGCTTTGGCGGCACGGCATTTAAGAAGGTTTACTTCTGTCCGTTGCGCGGACGTCCAGTCAGCGAGACGGTCGACGCTGACGACCTGATCGTCAATAACGCCGCGACAACATTGGAAGACGCAAAGCGCATCACACACCGCGTCTACATGCGATCATCAACAGTAAAGCGTTTGCAGATCCTTGGCGTTTATCGCGACATTGACTTGTCCACGCCGCGCATGGAGCAGAAAGACGCCGTGCAGCGTGAGAAAGCAGACCAGCAAGGCATATCTGTTGAGGCAGCAAATCCAGACGATCGCGACAGAGAGATCTACGAGATCTATTGCGAGTTAGATATTCCTGGCTTTGAGCATAAATATAAAGGAAAGATTACAGGACTTGAGATCCCTTATCGTGTTACAATCGATGTGTCGACCAGACAGATCCTTTCGATTGTAAGGAACTACGATGAGCCAAACGGTGAAGAAGGCAACGAGCTGCCTGAAGCGCGCAGCAACTTCGTCAAGTTCACATTTGTTCCAGGCTTGGGTTTTTATGACATTGGTCTCTTGCACATTCTTGGCAATACGACTAACGCCGTAACCGCCGCATGGCGAGAGATGCTCGACGCGGGAATGTATGCGAATTTCCCCGGCTTTCTCATGGCCGACACGGGCGCGAGACAAAACACCAACATATTCCGCGTGCCTCCGGGCGGCGGAGCATTAGTGAAGACGGGCGGACTGCCAATCAGTCAAGCGATCATGCCGCTTCCTTACAAGGAGCCGGGCCAAGCGCTGATGAACTTAGTTCAAAATGTTGTCGAGACTGGCCAGAGGGTTGGCGGCACAAGCGAACTGAATGTTGGCGAGGGCAGGCAGGATGCGCCTGTAGGCACAACACTGGCGCTCATCGATCAAGCGACAAAAGTATTAAACGCCGTTCACAAGAGAATGCATTCGGCGCAGGCAGACGAGTTCCAGCTTTTGGTTCGATGCTTTCGGGAGCATCCAGACAGTTTCTGGAAGAAGTTAAAGGGACCGTCGCTTCAGTGGAACGAGCAGATCTTTTCTCAAGCGATCAACAATTACGAGCTAGTGCCGCAGGCAGATCCGAATACAGCGTCACACACGCAGCGCGTGATGAAGGTCATGGCGCTCAAACAATTGCAGCAATCAAACCCTGGGATGTTTGACGCTATTGCAATTGACCGCGCCGCAATGAAGGCAATTGGCTGGAGTAATCCAGAGCAATTTATGGCCGCGCCTCAACCGCCTCCACCGCCACCGCCTGAGCTTATGGTTGCAATGGAAGAGATCAAGGTTAAGCAGCAAGACGCGAACACCAAGCAAATGCTTGCGCAAGCCAAGATTGCAGAGACGCAAGCCAACATTGCAAAAGACGGTCAAGGACAGCAAGGCGTGCCGCTTGACCCGAACAAACTGATTGACGCGCAACTGAAGCAGGCAGAGCTGAAGCAAAAAGACGCTGACCTGCAGATGAAGAAAATGGACATCATGTCGGACATGCGCACCGAAATGATGAACGACAAAGAAAACGCGCTGGACAATTGGAACCGTCGCAAAGACCGCGAAAGCGCTGAACGCATTGCGGCAGTTAAACTTGCGCAAGACGTGATGAAGACGCCTAATGGTCTTCAGATCATGAAGAAGGTTATTGACCCGAACATGATGAAGGTCCTTGAGAGTAAAGAAGACGAACCGCCGTTTGAGGGTCAATAATCATGGACGATCTATCGGAGAAGCCACAAGACGGATTGACGGGCGAAGTATCGTTTGGCCCTGACGACCCGCAGGTTCAGGCACGGTCGGCCTACGACGTGTCTCCGATAATCGATCAAAATCTTTACAAGACCGCCAGCGCCGCGCTGGAGAGAAATAGAGACAGACCATTTTCTAGCGCGCATGAGTTCGTTCAGCATCAGCTAAACAAAGACGAGCCGCAGCTGCCGCAATACGACCGTGAGGCAGTGAAGGCGTGGCAGGAGGGCGCAAAAGGTCTTGGCCATCTCGCCGCGTATAACATCCCAGTCGTAGGTGAAGGATTAGCGCTATACGACATGGCGAATGCGGTTCATGACATTGCGTCGCCGGAGTTTCGTGAGGCAGTAAATAAAGGCGATTATCTAACGTCAGGGCTGGACGTGGCTAACCTTGCGTTGTCAGCCCTTGGCGTGCCGTGGAAGGCTGCTAAAGGCGCAGCTCAGAGCGTTGGCAAGGCTATCCTTGGCGCACCGGGCAAGGCAGCAGCGGCAGGTGCAGCCGCAGCCGCAGGCATGACGCCAGAAGACGCAGAGGCAAGCTTCTTTAGTAAAAGAGCATTTATGTCTCCCGCTATTCAAAAGGCAATGAGAGAGGCGGAGGCGGCTACTCTCATACACGGCAGAAATCCTCACGAGGTTTTCAAGGAACACGGATGGACGCCAGATCCATCTGGTCACATGGTTAGCGAACTGTCGGATGAGGGCGCAAGAATAATTCCAGAAGGACTTGAGAAGTTCAGGGCTGGGAATACAAATCTATCTCTGGGAGACGTATTGTCTCACCCTGATTTGTTTGACCTTTATCCGTCTTCCTATTCTACAAAGCTCACTCCGTATCTTCCACGGACAAACCCGGAGAAAGAGCGTGGATATTTCAATGCCACAGGGGATCAGATTGGCTCTAACATACGACTGAGTGAAAGAGACTTGCTGGAAAATTTACTTCACGAGCATCAGCATCGAATACAGCGCGTTGAAGGCATGTCTCCCGGTCAAAACTCAGAAGACTTTCAGCGTGCTCATCAATCAATAATGATCCCGCTTGAGGAAAAATTGCGGTCCATGCAAGGCGCTATTACGCTCCGATCGCTAATGAAACAAAACCCAGAATTAAGCGATCCAATATCAGCAATTATGTTTGCCAAGCAGCATAATATAGACATTGGCCCTCAGCCGTTGCCTTATGTAAAGAAAGATATAGAAAGTCTTTTCGACGACATGAGGGACACTCAAAATAAAATTGTTACTGCAAGACAGACTGCCCCAGATCCATTTCAAGAATATCTTAGGTCATTAGGAGAATACACAGCCAGGCTGCCTGGAGAGCGTCTGGGCATGTCCGCGGCAGAAAGAAGAAACGCCTATCCATTTGATCCGGACTATCCAGTTATTGTTAGGGCCCCAGCGCGTGACTTAATGCATCAAGTTGCAAATCCAAAGTGGGAAGCAGAGCGAGACCGTGCTGTTGAGTTAGCCAGAGAGTTGCAAAAAAATCCGATCCCACACAAAGACAAAGGCGGCGCAGTCGCTAAACTACTTGGCAAACTTATGCCGCCAGGCTCTGGCTACGCCGCGGGTGGTGCTATCCCACGCGCTGACGACGAAGCTTTCTTCCGCCGCCTGGCGCTTTGGACCTACTCAGTCGCGCCATTGTTTTCAGGACGCCAGGCGTTAGCAGAAAGACGCCGCGGGTATGACAAAGGCGGAGCTATAGCCAAAGCAATTACGCCGATTAACTATCAAGATCTTTTTAAAAGCGGTGAAAGGTCTATGGAAGACCTTGTATCTGACCCAGTGGCATGGTCGGCATTCCCTAGAGACAATGAATACGGGGCCCTTGAAGGGCTGTATAAAAGACTTGGGTTAGAAAGCGGACTAACGCCTGCACAAGCCCAGGCGTCTGCATGGGTAGGCGGCCATGATATCACTGGCCTTAAGTCAGACGAGACAAAACCATTTCTTGGGTTCTTCCAAGATAAAATCTACGACACGGCGCGTAAAACAAATATGGACCCGCAAGACGTATTAAATAGTTTCATTCAGGAAAAAACGTCTCTTCGTAAAGACGGCGGCTCTGTTATTGATCACGCACTTGATGTAGTATCCAACATTCCGCATAGCGGAAAGCGGGACGCCGCTTAATATCTGGCCGGAGAAATTGAATGTATGAGATGGCAAAAAAGGGCCGTGAGGCCATGAAGTCTAAAGCCCGCCGATTGGCAGGCGAGAAAGACCAAAAGGTCGACAGCTCTGACTGGTCGCCCGCGCCTCCGCTAAATGCGGAAGCAAAGACTGGCATGCGCCCAGTATCTCGCCGCACCTATAAGAAAGGCGGCAAAGTTGTTGGCCAAGAGGCACGCAAGCGCGCTGACAAGCCATCTCGCGCAACGGGCGGTGAAATTGCAACCGCAATGATGAACAAGAATTTAAAGGAAGCCAACGAGAAGCGCGATGGCGTAAAGCACGTCGGCGCTCTTAAGCATGGCGGCAAAGCTAAATATGCCACGGGCGGTGGCATCAAGGACAAGAAAGCGCTTGGCGCAATCGACCCAACGCCAGTTCGTTCAAAAGCTGAGCACTATAAAAAAGGTGGGATGGTCAAAAAAGCAGGCGGTGGTGGCAGCTGGCTTGAGAAAATGGTTGGCAAGCCAAAGACCGGCAGCGACATGAGCCAAGTCGGAAAAATGGGCACTGCACGCTACAGCCAAGAAGACAAAGGAGCTCTTGACCGCGCTCTTCGAGAGAACGACGCCCTTCCGGCTCCAGCAGAAGCGGCAGAAAGCGCTGCACGCACGGGCGACAAGCGCGGCGGCATGGTGAAGCGTAAAGCTCACGCTAAGGGCGGCAAGACGGAAATGCATCCCGACGAGCGTGAGGATCGTTCACTCGTAAAGAAAATGGTTAAGAAGACCGCACTGACCGGCAAGAAAGATGGCGGTGAAGCTGGCGGTAAGTGGATCCAGAAGGCTATTAAAAAGCCAGGAGCTCTTCACAAGCAGCTTGGCGTGCCAAAGGGCGAAAAGATACCTGAAAAAAAGCTTGAGGCTGCAGAGAAAAAAGGCGGCAAGCTTGGCAAGCGCGCCCATTTAGCTGAAACGTTAAAGCGCATCAATAAATACGGCGGCGGATCTCTTAGCCTTGACGCCGCTGGCGGCGAAAAAAAATCAGCATCTAAAACAAAAGAGCCAAAGAAGGTCACGCTGATTTCAGTCAACATTGGAAAAGAAACCGGGAACAAACCACCCGTTTCTCCCGCTGACATTATGAAGCCGCCAATGGTGCCGCCAATGCCTCCTGTTGCGCCTCCCGGCGCTGGCGCTCCTCCTCCCGCACCTCCAACAATGCCTATCCCTGGCGGCCCTGGTGGCATGCCAATGCCTGGAGCTCCAGGTCGCAAGGCAGGCGGACGCATCAGCAAAGTAGCCAAGTCTTACAAGGACATGGAGGCCGGAGCTGGATCAGGCGAAGGCAGATTGCAGAAAGAAGATATCGCTAAAGCGAAAAAGGGTCGCGGTAAGTAATTACTGCGCATGGACTGGGCGTCACCCCCTTATGGCGTCCAGTCCTCTTACATCATAAGGGGAGCCCAAGGGGGTGGGTTGTGGGAACACTAACGCGTAGCCATATGTTTGCTCACGAGCTTGAGCGTTTGATTGAAATTGAAGTCGAGAGAATGAAGGACAATCTTGCACTTGGATTTCTAGAAGACTTCAACGAATACAGGTTCGTTGCAGGAAAGGTCGCCGGGTTGCGCACGGCGATCGACTTAATGGCTGAGGCATCAGCCATATGTGATGGTAAACCGCGCGAACACTAAGGGGACGTTAATGACTAACTTGGTAATGGATCACGCAGAGGATCCAAAACAGAAAATAATAAATGAAATTGGCGATTTATCTAAAATTGAACTGTTTAACAATCAGATACTGTGCGCCGTCTACGTGCGTCCGACAAAAACAAAAAGCGGACTGTATTTGACTGATAAATATGCAGACGAAGATAGGTTCCAGGGTAAGGTTGGCCTACTCATTGGCATGGGCCCGGCTGCGTTTAATGATGAAAGTGGTCAGTGGTTTAATGATACAAGCTTTAATCTGCATGACTGGCTTGTTTATCGCCCATCTGACGGCTGGAGCATTACAATAAATGGCGTTCTGTGCAGAGTTTTATCTGACACGCAGGTAAAAATGCGCATCCCGTCACCTGATACAGCATGGTAATGGAGAAAATTGATGTCTGACGAACAAGATCACGTCGAAGTAGAGCTTGATAAGCCTGAAGAGACGAAAAAAGACGAGCCTGAAATAGAAATAATCGACGAAAAGGCTGAAAAAGAACCTGAAATAGAAAAAGCGCCGATTATTGAGCCGCAAGAAGGCATCCAAGAGCTTAAAAAACGCCTGGAAGCTGAGAAAGCGGCACGCATAGACGCAGAAAAACGCGCACGAGAGGCTAACTTTCACGCTGATCGCGCCCGCGATAATGCAAAAGACGCAAATTATCAGCTCGTCGTGAATGCGCTTGAGACTGTTAAGGAGCGTTCAGATGCTTTGAAGGCTGCGCATAAGGAAGCAATGAGTGTTGGCGACTACGACAAGGTCGCTGAGCTTCAAGAAGCCATGTCAATCAATGCGTATCAGATGAATGAGCTGAAACGCGGCGAGAGAGCATTAAAAGAGCAGATGCAGGCGGAAGAAGAGGCAGCTAAGCGCCAGCCTCCACGTCAAACAGAGCTCCCTGGCGACATTATTGAGCAAATGGCTCAAACGGTATCGCCAAAATCAGCGTCTTGGCTGCTCAAAAACAAAGAACATCTGTCTGGCGAGCGTGAAATACGCAAAATGTTTCGCGCTCACGAAGACGCAGTGGATGATGGGCTTAAGACAGACAGCGACGAGTATTTTAGCTTCATTGAAAGCCGCCTGGGGCTCAATAAGCAGGTTGAAGAAGATGTTATGTCAGAAGCCGCGGCTCCTGCGCCTAGACGCGCACCGCAGCCACCGCCTGCGCCCGTATCACGTAGCCCTCAACGGTCAAATGTCGTCCGTCTAACTAAGGACCAGGCGGAGATGGCGTCAATGCTTGGCATGACTGACAAGGAATACGCGAAACACATGCTTGACCTTCGCAAAGAAGGCAAAATTGCAAACTGATGGAGATTGTTATGAATACGCCTACGGTAAAGAAGGGCATGTTTGCGAAAGCGGCAGCCGGAGCCCCTATTGATGAAGCGCCGCCAATGAGGCCCGCAATGCGTGAAGACGACCCAAGAGAAAGAGCAAGGCAGCGTGCAGCTGAACTGCGTAACCACTTAGAGGAAGTCGTCGACGGCACTGATGACTTCTATGTTCCTCAGGACATTATTCCAGATGGCTGGACGTATGAGTGGAAACGCTTCACGACATACGGCGCTGAGGACCCGTCTTATCAGGTTCACTTAGCGCGTTCTGGGTGGACGGCTGTCCCGGTGTCTCGCCATCCGTCTATGATGCCTCAAAACACAGCAGACAAAGTAATTACCAGAAAAGGCATGGTCCTCATGGAATGCCCGTCTGAGATTGTCCTTGAGCGTATCGACGCAGATAAAAGAAAGGCGCGCATGCAGGTCATGCACAAGGAAAACCAACTTGCCGGCACGCCTGACGGCACAATGACGAGAGATCACGCGCAAGCGCGTCCTCAAATCAAGAAGTCATACGAGGCTATGCCGGTCCCTGAGAAGTAAGTTCTCTGGCAGTAAGCTAGTCCAAGGGGTCGCCTCGTGCGGCCCCTTTACTTTTAGTTTGCAAATATGCGATAATGAAGGCAAGCCACACTGATGGCCTGGGCCTCCCCGGCGCGAGGCGTTAACTTTTTCTGTTCCGTATAATCGCCCCGGCGCGCGATGAAGGAACTCCTGAATAAGGAGAACCCGTCATGGCGAATACAAGTGCGCCTTTCGGTTTTAGACAATATGCAGGAAACGGATCTGCTCCGACGTATGAGCAAGTTCGCTTTCCTATCGCATATAACTCTACAAATATCTTTTTTGGCGACCCAGTAACGGCTGTCAGCGACGGCACAGTTACTCAGTCTGCCAGCACCAGCACACCAGCTGCTCTCGGCATCGCTGGCGTATTTGTTGGCTGTCAGTATTTGTCCACGGTTCAGAAAAGAACTGTTTGGTCAAACTACTATCCGGGCGGCACCGATCCAGTTTCTGGTTCGATCTATGCCTACATCGTAAACGACCCTAACGCTAAGTTCGTTGTTCAGTCCGACAGCACGGGCATTGCTCTTGCTGACGTAAACGCAACAATCGGCTTCTTGATTGGCACAGGCAATACCTCAACGGGTATTTCTGGCGCTTATCTCGATACCTCCACGTTGCAGACTGGCACGCTCGCGAACTACCCATTTAAGATTGTTGGTGTCATCAACGATCCGCCGGGAGCTCAAGGCACGCTGTCGAACGGACAGGCATATGACAATGCTATCGTCATGTTCAACAACGTCTACACCCGCAACTTCCAAGGCGTCTAACAAGGAGTAAGGACCAATGGCTGTTAATCTCTCTGCCATTAAAGACCTCCTCCTTCCGGGCCTCCGGGGGATTGAGGGTAAATACGAGATGATCCCATCTCAGTATGATAAGATCTTCACGAAGCACGACAGTAAGATGGCGCTTGAGCGCACTGCTGAAATGCGCTTCCTGGGTCTTGCTCAGCTGAAAACAGAAGGTGGTCAGACCGCATTCGACAACAGCGCCGGTGAGCGTTACATCTATAACCAGGAGCACACTGAAATTGCTCTGGGTTACGCGATTACACGCAAAGCTATCGACGACAACCTCTACAAATCACAGTTCATGCCTTCGAACCTTGGCTTGATGGAAAGCTTCCACCAGACCAAAGAGATCTACGGCGCGAACGTGCTTAACACGGCGACGACGTATAACGCGTCTGTCGGCGGTGACGGTGTCGCTCTTTGCTCCACGGCGCATCCAATCGATGGCGCTACTGTAGCGAATACGCCTACGGTTCAGGTTGATCTTAACGAAGCCACGCTTCTGAACAGCATGATTGCTATCAGAACAAACTTCAAAGACCAGGCTGGCCTGAAGATCTTCGCCCGCGGTCGCCGTTTGGTTGTTCCTGCTCAGCTTGAGCCTGTAGCAATCCGTCTCACAAAGACGGAGCTCCGCCCAGGAACGTCAGACAATGACGTCAACGCAATCATGATGACAGCCGGCGGATTGCCGGAAGGTTTCATGACCAGCGACTTCTTGACGTCATCGTATGCTTGGTTCTTGTTAACCAACATTGACGGTCTGTCTTACATGGAAAGAGTTAAGTTCGAAACCGACATGCAGGTAGATTTCGTGACTGACAACTTACTCGTAAAGGGTTATGAACGCTACAGTTTCGGCTATTACAACTGGCGCTCAATTTACGGCAACTTCCCAACGTCGTAAGGAGGAAGTAATATGGCTAATGCTGCTTTCTCCGGTCCATTAATTGTGTTTGGGCAAAACCCAACACAGCCGGGTGACTACAACCCAGACATCGGTGGCTCGTCCCTGTTTAATGCAGGGACGGGTATCTTAGATCCACGTCAAGTATACACCTACATCCCCGGTGAAGCTCAGTCTGCACCGGACTTTGGGTGGCTTGGTGTTGACAACATCACGACCTTGAGTGCTGTTCCTTACACTGCATCTGCTACGGCAATTGTCGCGTCAGCTGCTGCTACAAGTGCAACGCTTACTTTGGTCTCTGCTGCATCTTCAACTACCGGCGTATATCCTTCGACGGTGTTTGTTCGTGCAGATACTGGTGCGACTGACTCTGTTCTCGCTCTTGATGCTTATGCATCAGTAACGGGCTCATTCAGCAATGGTGTTCTCACGATCACCACTTCCACCAACCAGATGCCAATTGGTCCCGGTATGGTTGTTCTGACGACTTCGGGAACGGTTTCTCAGGGAACTGTTGCTGGAACGCAGATCGTATCGCAGCTGACGACAACCGGCACATACTCGACGGTTTCTCAGGGCACGACGGGCACTTATCAGACGAACGGCATTTTGACGGCGACTTCTGGCACGGTAACACTTGCCTATCAGACGCCCGGCCAGTGTGCAGTTCCTAATAATGCTCAGACACCGGGTATCTACAATTGGAGCCCACAGGCTCTTCTTGGTCGTGCGGTCTCTGTTACGGCTGCTTCAGGTGCTACAGCTACGACAGCAACTGTCTCTGGCTATGACATCTACGGATACCCAATGACGCAGGCTCTTACGATCTCTGCGGGTGGTGTTGTTACCAGCACAAAGGCGTTCAAATACATCAAGTCAGTTGTTCTTAATGCTGCTGACTCTGGCCATAACTACTCTGTAGGAACGGCTGATGTGTTTGGGTTCCCACTGCGGTCTGATACGTTTGGTGACGTTATCATTAACTATGCAGCGTCACTGGTTGGCACGACATTGATCACTGCCGCCACAAACTATCTGCCTGCAGATAGAACAACGCCTAGCTCGACAACAAACGATGTTCGTGGAACCTTTGCTGCTACTTCAAGCAGCGGGGCAAACAAGCTAATCGTTCGTCAGTCACCACAAGCTTATATGGTGCCTTACGCAACTGGCTTGTTCGGCCTTACTCAGGCTTAAGAAAGGGCTCTAAAATGGTATCTCAGACTAAAGATCCAGATGCTAAGGGCTCCCGCAAGAGCCTTTACAATGCTCAAAACAGCCACGTTGCGGCTGAAGCAGAGCAAGGCACAGACGGCTTCAAAAAAGGCGGTCGTGCTAAAAAAGCTGCTGGTGGCTGTGGCGTAATGTCCTCAGCCGCTAAAGGTAAGCGTCCAGCTCGCGCAGGCGGCGGTGGCGTGTTTTCTTCAGCGGCTCAAGGCGAACCACGCGGCAAAGCTTCTCATTACTGAGATTTGTCGGTGCTAAAGTCGACGAGGGTTTTTTGGAACCCTCGTCTTATTCTTGGAGATTAGATATGGCGAAAACGCCCACTTGGCAGAGATCAGAAGGCAAAAGCAAATCTGGTGGACTTAATGCTAAGGGAAGGGCCTCCGCCAAGGCTGAGGGTCACAACCTGAAGCCGCCGGTCTCGAAAGAGCAGGCCGCTAAAAGCGATAAGTCGGCCTCTCGACGTAAGTCATTCTGTGCTAGAATGACAGGATTAAAGAAAAAACTTACTGGGGCAGCTGCTGCCGCCGACCCAAATAGCCGTGTAAATCTATCGTTAAAAAAATGGGATTGCTAAAATGAGCAAGCCATTTTGGGAAAAAGATGCACCTAAAGACGCAAAGCATAAGGCTTTAAGCGCAAAAGGTGTTAGAATGGCAAAAGCTAGGGCACGGGCGGCGGGTCGTCCTTACCCGAATGCTGTTGATAATATTGCGGCTGCGCGGGCCCAGAATAAAAAGGAAAAGCACTAATGCGTCCTATCGTTATCACTGCCGGCCCTCTTGCCGCCGCCTCTGCAGTAGGCATTGCCGCCAACCAGGTGGTGACTGGCGCGGCAAATATGACGCTTACTTCCTCTACTGTCACCCTTGACGTTCCTCGCCGTGTGTTAATTACCAACGTCGGCAATGATACGTACATAACCTTTACGATTACGGGCACGACGTTTTGGGGTGTTGTTATTTCTGAGACAGTGACAGGCACAAGCGGCAGCTCTGTCGCAACAAATAACGACTTTGCTACCGTCACAAGCATCAAGACAAGCGGCTCAACGAGTGCAAGCGGCGCGTCTGCCGGCACAAATGGCGTGGCAGGAAGCAGTTGGGTGCGCTTTGACGAGTGGTCTCCGTCTAACATTTCAATTCAATGCACCGTAAGCGGCACTGTTAACTACACGCTGCAGTCTACCCTTGATGATCCAAATAGCGCGACAAATCCTGTAGCAATTGGTTCAGTGACCTGGGTTAACTCATCTGACACCGCTGTTGTTAGTGCAAGTGCTACAAAGCAATCAAACTTCTTGTTCGCGCCAGTTTATGCCCGTGTTGTTATAAACAGTGGCACTGGTTCAGTGACGACGACGTTTGTTCAAGATAGTAATGGACCATACTAATGGCCACGGGCGGACTATCTACGACAACCGGCCTTCCTAACGGTTCGGGTCTTACTCAAACGACTGGGACATCTGTCGGCGGCGGGTTAACAAATTAATAAGGGGAACAGATGTCTAACCTTCCGATATCAGGATTAGCGGCGGGTGCAGCTGTATCTGCCACAGATGTCGTCCCTAATGTTCAGACTACAGGTGTCGGCCCGGTCCAGACAACGGCGGCTCAGCTCAAGACATTTATGAGCGCGTCGCCTTATTTTACAGGCAATGTTGGCGTCGGAACATCAAGCCCGCAAGCACAATTTCAAGTAACTTTAGAAACTGGCCTGTCTGGTTTTTATTCTGATTCATACCAAGACAGTAGCGTCTACCACTATTATTCAGAATTACGGAATATAAATACTCAGGGATATGGTGAGGGCTTTTATAGCTCTTACGGAAGAGGTTCTTATTCATCTCCTGCAGTTACGCAAGTATTGGATACTCTTGGATACTTTGGCTGGGGCGCATATAGCAATTCAACCAGCCCTAATGCATTTAATGGATTTGATTACAGCACGGCAATAGCTGCTATTGTTGATGCAACACCTACTGGAACAGGAACGAGCTCTGCACTGACGCCTTCTGCCATTGTATTTATGACACAAGGTCTTCCTGTAGGTGGCTCAACAACAACGACACCTTATGAAAAAATGCGCCTATCAAGCGCGGGCAATTTAGGCGTTGGGACAACAGCGCCGGCAACGCTCTTAACAGTTGCTGGTCCTATTTCTGTCAATAAGCCAAGCACAGTAACGTCTACAACATATACGGTAGTATCAAACGATTCTTCTTTAATTTTCTCTACTAACAATTGCACAGTAACAATGCCTTCGGCTTCTGCATATCCGGGCAGAATCCTTTATGTTAAGAATATTTCTGCTATTACTGTAGATAGCGCGTCATCAAATATCGTTCCTATTGCATCTGCATCAGCCGGAACAGCAATATTGTCTGCTAGTGCCGGCAAGTGGGCAATGCTACAGTCTGACGGAACAAACTGGGTAATAATGGCGTCTAACTAAGGATGAGTAATGTCGACCTCGAACGCATACACGTTCAATCCTTCGCTCGGCGAACTCACCATTTACGCCTACCAACTGATTGGCGTTCGCCCTACGGCATTGCTTCAGGAGCACATCGACGCGTCGCGCACTGCGACAAACATGATGTTTGCCAATTGGAGCAACCGCGGCGTTAATCTTTGGCAAGTTACATCAACGACGCAGACGTTAACGCAAGGAACGTCTCAATATAGTGTCGCCGCTAATACAGTTGTTGTTTTGGATGCCTATGTCACAGTGTCATCAGGCGGCGTATCAACTGACCGTATTATTTTACCCATTAGCCGCACTGAATACGCGTCATACCCAAATAAAACGCAGCAAGGATTTCCTACTGTATTTTGGTTTGACCGCCTTTTATCTCCAACCATTACGCTTTGGCCGGTTCCTGACGGGAACGAGGCGTCACTAACGTATTACAGCGTTCTGCGCATTCAGGACGCTAACATGAATGGCACGGAGCAAGTAGATATCCCGCCGATATGGCTAGAGGCGTTTGCTTACGGATTAGCGTATCGCCTGGCTATGATATGGGCACCAGACAAGGCTCTCCCATTAAAGGCAGTCGCTGATGAGGCTTATTCAATAGCTGCAGCTCAGAACATAGAAACGGCGCAACAGTATATTTCGCCACAAATTAGTGGGTATTTCAGGTAATGGCTTATGTTTATTGCCATTTTAAGGAAGATGATATGGAGCCATTCTATGTTGGAATTGGCCGAACAAAAAAACGCGCTTTTGATATGAGGGGCCGCTCTTCTTGGCATAAAGAAAGAAGTTTAATTGTAAAGAATGGTCACAAAAAACGTAAAATAAATAAATTATTGTCCATGCAATATTGGGGGGCATAAATGGGTTATGCCTCAAAACTTGGTCGCGCAAGGGTAAGCGCACGAAACCCTACAGCAGCCGGCGTATGTGACCGTTGCGGATTTGTTTATTCACACAACAAGCTTTCCTGGCAATTTGATTGGCGTGGGGCTGCTTTATTAAACACACGCGTTCTTGTGTGCCATAGTTGCTACGACACGCCACAACAGCAATTACGTGCAATCGTTATACCTGCTGATCCTACGCCAATTCAAAATCCACGCGTGCAAGATTACGCGACGGCAGAAACAAGCACCAGATATACTTATGGTCAAAATACTGTCGATCCAATTACGGGCATCCCAGTTATTGGCGGAAATGTTCGCGTTACATCTACACCAACTGGCGGTCTTCTGTTGTTAGAAGACGGTTCTGGCGCTATACTGTTAGAAGACGGCGTAAGATATCTTGTTCAGGAAAACACTGGGGCGTCGGCAACAGCAGACGACCGCGTTCTGCAGCAAACAGGCGAGCCTCCTGGCGGATTGAATACGCAACCTGGCACGGATCCTAATGCTCCGGGTGACAATAATCCAGGCTTGCCGTATGATTATACGCAAGTTCCCAAGACAGGGCCGCTAAACTAATGTCAAACCAGCAGATACCCAATTTGCCAGTGGCCATTTCGCTCAATGGATCTGAGCAACTTGAGGCTGTCCAGGGCGGCACGTCTGTTCGCGTTACTTCTGCACAAATCGCCGCATTGAATGGCGGGATTACTGGACCTACTGGCGCTACAGGTAACACAGGCCCCACGGGCTACACAGGCTACACGGGCGCAACTGGAGCAACTGGAGCGACAGGAGCGACAGGAGCGACAGGAGCGACAGGATCAACAGGTCCTACCGGCGCAACTGGAGCTACTGGTTCTCCATCTAGTGTTACTGGACCAACAGGAGCTACTGGAGCTACTGGCCCTACTGGGCGAACTGGTTATACTGGTTACACTGGATACACGGGTTATACGGGATATACAGGGCCTACTGGATATACAGGGCCAACGGGGATTACTGGGCCTGGAGGCGGCATAGGACCAACTGGATATACTGGTTACACGGGATATACCGGAGCGACAGGTCTTGGATTTCCGCCATTATCGGATGGAACTACTTCTGTCACTACTTCATTAGGATCAACTGTAACATTTACTATTGCCGCTCCATATACTTCTACTAATACTGCTTATACCTCTGTTCAATTTGTAGTTATGTCCAGCTCTACCGTTACTATGGTAGGTTATATTCAATCATTTAGTGGCTCTACTCTTAGAGTAGTAATCACTTATCTTACTGGACCTGTCGTTGCTATTACAGGATGGACTACCTTATTATCTGGATATGTTGGTCCAACAGGTGCAACAGGCCCAACTGGTGCTACTGGCCCATCTGGCGGCCCTGCCGGCCCAACAGGCTATACGGGCTATACTGGCTATACAGGCCCTACTGGCTACACAGGCTATACAGGACCAACTGGAGCAAACTCTACAGTAACAGGGCCTACTGGGCGCACGGGCTATACTGGTTATACTGGATATACTGGATACACAGGTTATACAGGCCCAACCGGATATACCGGGTCATCAGGCCCAACTGGATACACTGGCTATACAGGTCCAACTGGCTATACAGGCCCAACTGGCTATACTGGCCCAACTGGCTCAGGCGGCGCGTTAGGTTACTGGGGCTCGTTTTATGACACCACAAACCAGACCGCAGCAAGCACGACAGCTTCTTACACGGTAAATATTGGAAACACAGATCCAAATAGCAGCGGCGTTAGCATTGTATCTGGCAACAGAATTACTTTTGCGAATGATGGCGTTTATAATATTCAATATTCTATTCAGTTTCAGGATACTGCGACAACTGGAAATGATAATGTTGACGTGTGGATTAGGGTTAATGGTTCTGATGTATCGCAGACAAATAGCATTTATTGGATACCTTATAGACAGGGTGGAGTTAATGGCGAACTTATTGCCGCCATTAATTACGTTCTGAAATTAAATGCTGGCGATTATGTTCAGTTGATGTGGGCGGTTAGTAATACGGCCATATCGATTGCAGCTTTTGCATCACAAACAAGCCCTGCTGTTCCAGCAACGCCAAGCGTTATCGTTACGGCGCAGCAAGTTATGTATACTCAAATTGGACCAACTGGGTATACTGGCTATACAGGTCCAACTGGTTACACAGGTCCAACTGGCTACACGGGCTATACAGGTCCAACTGGTTATACTGGATATACTGGCCTAACTGGCTACACAGGCCCAACTGGATACACTGGATCTATAGGTCCAACTGGTTATACTGGATATACTGGCCTAACTGGCTACACAGGCCCAACTGGATATACTGGCCCAACTGGATACACTGGGTATACAGGGCCTACTGGTTATACTGGATCGCAATATGGCTCTCGTGTTGTTGCTTACACAGAAAGCGCCGGAACGATCACGTTAAATGCGAATACGACTGACGTGGCGACCTGCACGACTTCTGCAACCGGAACTTTGACTATTGCAAATCCTACTGGTTCTCCAACAGATGGTCAGAGGATTTTGTTTAGGTTGATTACGACTGCTGCAGCCAGAACACTATCTTTTGGCACACAGTTTGATGGATCAACGGATTTGCCGCTTCCTGCTTCAACCAGTAATAATAAATATGATTATTTTGGCATTGCGTGGAACTCGACAACCAGCCAATGGCAGATGATCTCTAGAGTGCAGGGATATTAATGGTTGACTTCACAACGCACGATCCGATTGATTATCCAGCCGGAACTATTTCGGAGATAAACAATTTGGTGTCGATAACATATTCAGCGACGGACGGCACATACACGTTAAACGATGCCATTGTTGTGTTGGCCGAGCAATATGCGGCGATGACGCCTACCGATATACAGGCTGAAGAACAACGTCGTTGGGATGAATGGATTGCTATCGTTAATCCTCCATCGGAGGTTATAGTCGATGGCTAATCGTTATTGGGTCGGCGGCACTGGTAACTGGAACACGACTGCAAGCTGGTCAACGGCCTCTGGCGGGTCTTCTGGCGCGTCTGTTCCTACTAGCGCAGACAATGTGTTTTTTGATAACAACTCTGCGGCTGGCACGTTTACGGTTACGATTGATACGACCTCGGCTGTTTGCGGCGCGTTTGATGCGAGTGGGATAACCAACGCAGCGCGTAAGATGACGCTGACGGGAACTGCTTCTGTTGGTCAGTTGACGGTAAACGGTAATTGGATAAACCCAGCATCCACATATTATGCAATTACTAACTGGACAAGTGCGCAGGTAAATTTTTCTGCGTCAGGAACTATTACCACAAATTCTGTTTCATTTTCCGCCGCTATTAATATAGCTGGTGCTGGTATAACAGTTACATTAGCAGGGACATTCACAAGCGGTTTTCCTGTAACATTAACAAATGGCACTTTTGATACAAGTTCGACAGGAAATTATGCTTTAACTGCTGGTTCTATAACAGTCGCCGCAAATTCTAATACCAGAACATTAGCTCTAAACGCATCTTCAGTTACGTTATCTGGTGCTAGTCCATACACAGACAGTTCTACAGGCGGCTTTACCCTCAACGCCGGAACCTCCACAATTACCTGTTCCAACGGCAGCCCGACATTAGCTGGCAACGGCAAGACGTTTTATAATGTGACGTTTAGTTCCGGCGCATTGGGCACTACAATAATAAGTGGTGCTAATACGTTTACAAATTTAACATTTACTGCTGCTTCAGGTGCTGCACCTAGAAATTTAGTATTTACAGTTAATCAGACTGTTAGCGGAACTCTAACATTAGGCAACCCGTCTGACGCAAGATTTAGAACAAGCGTATATTCATCTAATGTAGGCACACAGATAACTTTAACTGTAGCTACGATGGCTGCGTTTGGTCAGGTTAATTTCAAAGATATTGTTGCTGCGGGAGCATCTGCGCCTTGGTCTGGGACAAATATCGGTAACGGAACGAACAATAGCAACATTAGTTTTGCTACAGCTAAAACAGTTTATCTAAGTGTTTCCGGCGGCGCATCTACGACTTGGGAAGCGGCTAATATTTGGGCGTTATCTTCCACTACCGCAGGAGGATTAACGGCTAATTTTCCATTACCTCAAGATACTGTTTATGTCGATAATAACAGTATGAGTGCTAGCAATACGCTTACTATTACTTACGCTTGGTGGATTGGAACGCTCGATTTTAATACCTACAGAACAAACGCCATTACGCTTGCAACTGGCACAACAAGCCCAGTTATGTATGGAAACTTGACGTTTAATTCAAACCTAACATTATCTGGAACAGGGGCTTGGTTTTTTTCTGGACAAGGTAAAACAGTATTAATTAACTCTTCTGGTGTTGTGTTTACGCAAGGATTAATAATTAACGCCCCAACTGGCACAGTAGCAATTGCTTCAAATACAACGGTTGGCTCAACGCTCACAACAACGCTCACCGCTGGTACCCTAGACCTCACCAACAACGGCGCTGGTAACTATACGTTATCGACGGGGATATTTTCTTCATCAAACGCAAACACTCGTTCAATTACGTTTGGTGCTGGCAATATTACGATTACAGGCACATCAACAGCGGGTAATGCTACTGTATGGGCGTTTGGTCAGACAGCTGCTTTTACTTATACCGGAACTCCGAATGTCTATATTACGGGCAATTCAACCGCAAATACGCGAACGATTAGCCACGGAACATCTGGAGGTAGTGAAAGTTTAGCAGTATCATTTATAGTTACACAGGGTTCTGACACTGTTACTTTTGCTGGTGGCTCTAATGTTAAAAATATTGATTTTTATTATGCTGGCGCGGGGGCATTTACTGGATTTTATTTAAACGCTGCAACAACAACATATGGCAATGTTTTATTTAAATCTGGAATGACTATATCTGCTTCAGCAAGCGTTTTGACATTTGCAGCAGCTACGGCAACTCAAACAATAACAACAGCAGCTTTAACATTAGATTTTCCAATAACATTAGGAACTGGAACATCATCAAATACACTCCAACTCCAAGACAATTTTACAATGGGTTCAACCCGCACATTTGGTCATTTAAGCGGAACATTAGACCTTAATAATAACACAGCAACGATAAACACATTTGGCTCAACTGGCACTGGCACTAGAGCAATATCTTTCGGCACTACCGGCAAGCTGACTATCTCTGGTTCATCTACATCTGCCTTTACCGCTTCTGGGTCAAACCTGACGACTACCGGCACCGGCATCATCACGATGACCGCTGCGACAGCAAAGACCTTTGCAGGCGGTGGTTTTACTTATGCTGCAACATTAAACCAAGGCGGTGCTGGCGCGCTGACGGTAACAGGCAGCAATGGCTTCTCTGGGCTGTCGAACACGACCCAGCCAGCAACGATCACATTTACGGCAGGGACTACCACGACCTTCACGGGAGCTGCAACGCTTGCCGGAACGGCTGGAAACCTTATAACACTTTCAAGCTCAACGCCCGGAACGCGATATACCTTTACTTATCCAGTATCCACGACGACATCTAGCTTAAGCTACACGTCTATTACGGATTGTATTGGTTATGAAAATGCCTATTGGCGGGCATATCAAAGCAATGGCAATGTTAACGGCGGCAATAATCTAGGGTGGATTTTTGTGCCAATGGTATATACTGCTGGAGGCGGTCAGTTCTTTACATAATGCATAGTCTTTGAAGGGGGGACTTATGCTACCGATTGTTGTTTGCACCGTATCCGGTAAGTGCCTGCCTGTATTAGAGGCAAGCGTTAAGGCGTATGCGCCCCAGTCTCAACTTATATCTCATCACGTTGAACGCTCGACTTTTGGCGAGTGTTATAACCACGCAATGGCTCAAGCTTTTAAAGATTACGATGAAATAATCATTGCTAATGATGACGTGGTATTAAATCCAAATACCTATGAGACATTGATAGAAGATGTTGAAATGCTAAAAGACCATCACGGCAAGCTCCTTGGTCTCGTTGCCGCTTGCTCTGATAATGTCAGAAATATACAAAATATTAGATATAATCCCTTAGATAAGTGCATCAGATCTCAGGCCGTATCTCCCTTATTTGCTTGGGTTTCAAAACATGCTTTTGAAGCCGCTCAGTTCCCTAACACAAACTGGTTTTCAGACGATTTAATGTGTGAGGATTTAAACAGGAGGGGATTTGCGAACTACGCCTCTAGGGCGTATGTGCATCATGCAGGATCTCAAACCGTGGGATCAGATATATATCAATTATATCTCGACGCTATAAATTGGATTGAGATTAATAGGCCAGAATATGTGGCCATTTTTAAGAGGTAAATAAAATGAGTTTTATATCTGGAATAGGCTTGCCATCCGTATTGTCTTATAAAATCGACCTTATCGGCATTGAGATAGGACTTAATCGCGGTGAGACGACACAGCACTTATTTAAAAACCTGCCCGGACTTGTCCTGCACGGAATTGATCCATATTTTGCTTATGAAGATTGGGACGGAAATATATTAACTCCAAACGAAAGAAATTGGACATATCAATTCTTTCTCAACAATACATTTTTATACAGAGATAGAATAATACACCACAGAATGCTGTCAGACGATGCCGCACCTATGCTTCCAAATGAGGCATTTGATTTTATCTTCATTGACGGACTTCACACCTACGACCAAGTCTTGAAGGATTGCCAGAACTATTACCCAAAAATCAAAAAAGGCGGCGTTTTTTCTGGCCACGATTACAACGTCATTGAAGGCGTAAATCGCGCCGTTAATGAATTTGCCGCGTCTGTTGGTGCAACTATTTCACAAACAGATAATGACGTCTGGTATTGGATTAAACCTGAATAATTAGGGGATTAAAATGGAGATATTAGAATTAACCGCTACAGAGATTTTGCCAGAGAAAAAGCCTCTAAAAATCTGCGTTTATACGATCACCAAAAATGAAGAGATGTTTATAAAAAGATGGGCATCTTCGGCAAAAGATGCTGACTTACTCTTGATAGCTGATACTGGGAGCACTGACAGAACAGTAGAAATAGCAAAAGAATGTGGTGTTCAGACCCATAATATCTGTATCACGCCTTGGCGCTTTGACCACGCCAGAAACGCCTCTATTGCTCTTATTCCTAGAGATATAGATATTTGTATTTGTTTAGATGCCGATGAGATTATGGAGCCGGGGTGGCGGGAGGAAATTGAGCGCGTATGGACACCGGGGACAACGCATCTTCGTTATAAATTTGATTGGAGTTGCGGCATAGTTTTTTACTCAGAAAAAATCCACGCCCGCCACGGCTATTACTGGCACCATCCCTGCCACGAGCACATAAGGGCAGACCTCCGCATACAGGAGGTGTGGGCGCACACAGACTTTATGCTCATAACGCATCATCCTGACCCAAGTAAAAGTAGGGGTCATTATATGGAAACCTTGGAGCTATCAGTAAAAGAAGATCCTCACTGCCCAAGAAATGCATTTTATTATGCTCGTGAGCTCTATTTTTATGGTCGCCATCAGGATGCAATTGATGCTCTTGATCGTTACCTAAAAATGCCAGAAGCAACGTGGGTCAATGACAGATGCTATGCGATGCGGATTATGGGAGAGTGCTATCAGGCTCTTAATAACCATTATTCGGCAGAGGCCTGTTTCCACAGAGCCGCGGCAGAAGCTCCTCATACAAGAGAACCGTGGGTTTCATTAGCCAGATTATATTATGACCAAAATAAATGGCCTGAAAGTTATGGGGCCGCAATGCGGGCTCTAAGTATTACCCATAGAGAGCTGGTTTATACGACAGAAGAGGCTTCTTGGGGGTATTTGCCGCACGACTTTGCCGCTATTGCCGCGTGGAATATGGGTTTAAAGGAAATAGCTGCAGAACAGGGCCGCTTGGCGTTGGAATTAGCCCCTGAAGATGATAGACTGAAAGAGAACCTGTCTTGGTATTTAGGCGAAAAAGGCGAGTAAAATGGAACCGCAAACGATCATTAATCTTGTCGCGGGCTCAGTTTTAATGGTTGTAGGCTGGTTAGCCAGAGAATTATGGGTTGCAGTTAAAGAATTAAGGGCCGACCTTCACCGCATAGAGATAGAAATGCCGACAAATTACATTAGGCGGGACGAGTTTTCTGAAGGCATGAAAGAGATAAAAGAGATGCTGCGGCAGATCTTTGATAAAATGGACGGAAAAGCAGACAAACCTTGGGGGGGCAAATGACTTGGCCATTACAATCACAGTGCGATAGCTACTACGGCAACCCTCGCGGGCGCAACGGCAATGCCTCGGCACAATGGGAAAAGGCGAACCTGACAAGGATTTCCCCTCCTTTCAAAATGTATTTTGCTGGCAAGCCTGTAACGTCAATTTCTATCAATAAGAAATGCGCCGACAGCCTGTCTCGCGTATTCGCGGCTATCTGGGAAGCAGCAGGAAAAGACCAAAAGACAATCGACAACTGGGGCGTTTCTGTCTTTTCTGGGTCATACAACTATCGTGTTATGCGTGGGGGCGCTGTTTTGAGTATGCACGCCTATGGCTGTGCAATTGATCTAGATGCTCCCAGAAATTTCTTTCACGACCAAGATCCCCACTTTGCCCACGTCCCACAAGTCGTAAAAGCCTTCAAGGATGAGGGTTGGGTTTGGGGTGGAGATTGGTCGGGGCGAAGTAAGGACGGGATGCATTTCAAGCAGCCCGTGTAGGTTAGTCCTACAGCTACACGGGCCAAAGGTAGGAAAATCAATACCAACGGGCAGTAAGCCCGTTGCGTATCCTTAAAACTCTTGTGATGCTTACGTTGTATTTTTCTGCAACTTGTTTCAGTGATCCTTCTTCTTTTTTTATAGAATTAAATTCTTTCTCAGATATTTTTCTTCCGACCCTTGAGTGTTTATTTTTTCCTAATTCTCTTGAATTGTGAATTTGATTTGTTCTTCTATCGCACCATTCTAGATTATCGACATTATTATTATGCTTATTCCCATCCTTATGATTTACTTCTGGAAGTTTATTAGGATTAGGGATAAAATGTGTTGCCACAAGAATGTGGACATAAAAGTTTATTTTGTTTAGTCTAAGTTGCAAATAGCCTCCGGAATGAGGCTGAGGCGATCTCATGCTTGGCGGAGCGTATCTTTTGGTTTTTCCAAATTTTCTCCATCCACCAATAAATCTGACTTCGCCAGAAGTAGATACTTCATATGAAGTATGATCAGATATTTCTTTCCAGATTGTCATGCGGAGCTCCTATTGCTGCAATGCATACCATCTGTAGTTAAGAATATCAATAACTAAGAGGAGAGAATGATGGGTAGCCTTATTCAAACATACTTTGTAGCAAACTGGAAAACGACTGCGTCTGGCGTTCTGTTGGGCCTCCTTGTTGTTCTGAACTACTTTGGCATCAACATACCCGGCGTTGTTATTCCGTCAGACGTCGGCTCTCAGATTGCTATGGTCCTTGCGGCCATTGGCCTTACCTCGGCTAAAGACGCCTCAACGGTCGGCGTCCCCGGTAAATGAGTGCCGCGTTAATAGCCGCAATTGTAAGCCTCCTTGGCGGCTTTATGTCTGCGGTTGTTAACTTTTTTAACTGGCTGCACGAGCAACAGCTTGTGCAGTCAGGTATTGCACAGGCTCAATTAGAAAGCATGAAGGCGCAAGCCAATGAAGCTCAACTTGCTATCGCTGCCCGCGAAGCTGTTCGCGCTGATGTTGCCTCTAAGCCTGACAGCGTGCCAGTCAACGACCCTTTCCTCAGAGACTAGCCACGTTTCTTTCTGCGAGGCGGCTCGTGCTATATACTATTCGAGGCACGACACGGCCCCCACTAGGGCCCAGATACGCGAGCACAATGCGGTAGGCGTGGCTCTAAAGTGTGGGTGGATTAAGAAATGACGACGGGGTTAAGCTTTAACGGAAGTGACGCGGGGACGTCTAGCTACGTCGCACAAATATCGACGATGGCGGTTGTCGACCCCCTGGACGATGCTTTTGTTACGATCCTGCCTCAAATGATCACATATGCAGAAAACCGCATATATCGCGATCTAGATTTTCTCTTCACGTCTCTGTCCACTACTTCTTATTCATTAACAACCGGAAGTCGACAGCTAGATATATACATTTCTCCGACAATGACGCCTGGCCCGTTTGTCGTCCCAGAGCAAATAAACCTCATCACGCCTGCCGGACAAACGAACCCAGATCTTGGGACACGCGTCCCGCTTTTGCCGACGACAAAAGAGTTTCTTGACGCCGTTTACGGTAACTCGACAGCAACGGGACAGCCAAAATATTGGTGTCCCTTTGACGACTACACGTTCTTAGTTGGTCCTTATCCAGACAACTCTTATACGGTAGAGTTCGTTGGAACGTATCGACCTCAAAGCCTTGGCCCTAGTGCGTCCGGGGATCCTAATTATCCAGGCTATCCAAATGCGGCATACACAACGACGAACACATTCATTAGCCTGTATTTGCCTGATCTATTTATCATGGCAAGCATGATCTACATTTCTGCTTATCAGCGTAATTTCTCAAGTGCTATGGGCAATGATCCACAAATGCCTGTGACCTATGAGACACAGTATCAAGCACTCTTAAAGAGCGCTCTTGAAGAAGAGGCGCGCAAAAAGATGGAAGCTGCTGCGTGGTCTTCACAGGGCGCTTCAAGATTTGCTACCCCAACTCGCGGTTAATATTATGCAATTTAAAAAATGCAACAAATGCGGCAAAACAAAAACAATTGATATGTTTTCTATTAAGAAAGCATCAAAGGATGGCCGCATGAGTATTTGTAAAGATTGCGATGCAGCCAAAGCCAGAAAATGGCACGCAAACAATCAAGAAAAATCAAGGGCTAGGGCAAAAAAATACCGCGAAGAAAATAGAGAGCATGTTCTTCAAAAAGATAGAGATAGATATTACAACGACAAAGAAAATATTTTGAAACAAAGAGAAGAACATTATGAAAACAATAGAGAGATGATAATAGAGCGTGTCGGAAAATATCAGCGTGAAAATAGGGAGGTTAATAGAAAAGCACGCAAAAAACATTATCAAAATAACAAAACGGATTATATGGCTAGAAGCGCAACGCGCAGAGCAGCAAAACTTAATGCGACACCAGAATGGCTTAACGAAATTCATCATATTCAAATACAATGGTATTATGCTGCCGCGAAAATGATGTCAGAAACAACTGGCGTTCTTCATCATGTTGATCATATCCACCCCATACAGGGTAACGGATTTACTGGTCTTCATGTTCCTTGGAATTTAAGAGTGATTAAGGCAGAAGAAAATCTTAGTAAGGGAAATAAAATACCAGCGGAACTTTTGCATTTAATGTGGGAGGCCGCTTAATGCCGCATCAAACACTCAAGCTTATCCCTGGCGTCGATCAAAACCGCACAACGACGTTCAACGAGGCGGCGATATCTCAAACAAACCTCATACGGTTCGTCCCCGATCGCCAGGGCGTCGCGCTTGTCCAAAAGCTTGGCGGATGGACAAAGTTCTTCGCGAACTCCGTCGGAGACATTGTCCGCGCATTGTGGGCATGGGAAGACACGAACGCCAATACTTATCTAGGTCTTGGGCAGCAAAGCACGTCAGTAAATGGTAATGGGCTTTCTGTTATATTTAGCGGGAATAGGCAAGTAATTACGCCCAGGACGGATACATTAAATTATGCATTTGACGCAAGTAATGGAATAACGACACCTGCAGGATCAAGCACAATAACTATTTACGCAGTTGGCTCTAATGTCAGTGCGTATGACACCGTATACATAAAAACTCAAATAGCAGTAGACGGACTGGTGTTGTTTGGCACATACCAGTGTTTGTTTTTAGGTGTTGATCAGTTTCAAATTGTTGCAAAAGATGCGCTGGGGAACCCATTAGCGGCGACGTCAACAATAACGTCTCCAAGCGGCGCTGTCCCCGTCTTTTCTTTCTTTTCTTTTACAAGCAATCAAGCTCAAGTAAGTGTTGTATTAAATAATCACGGCTATTCAGTTGGAAGCACATTTCCAATTGTTATAAGCGGGACTTACGGGTCAGTAACATTATACGGAAACTACACAGTAAATTCAGTTAGTGACGCAAATACTTTTACGTTTATCGCCGGATCTACCGCGACAACCGCCTCTATTGTAAGCGCCAGTGTTACGTCTGGAACTGCTACCGTAATATTCAGTGGAACTTATACTTTTCACGTCGGGGATATAGTAACAGTATCGGGCACGACGACATATGACGGAACGTATACGGTAACTGCGGCGACATCTAGCAGCGTATCGTTTGCGCACGGCGCGGCGGCATCAATTGGCGCTGTAGGGACCGTGTTAAATAGCTCTGCATCTTTAAATGCAGGCAAGGCTCAATATCAATTTTATAGAACTCCGGCACCTCTTCCAACAGGCATAGGATACGGCGTCGGCGGATACGGAGCTGGCGGCTACGGCACTGGCGTTCTTCCTCCGGCGATTATTCAAGGGTCGCCAATTACTGTGAATGATTGGACGCTCGACAATTGGGGACAAATATTTGTTTCGTGTCCAGTAGGTGGCGGAATTTATACATGGCAACCAAATACTGGTGCCGTTGTCGCGTCTGTCATTGCAAATGCACCAATAGTAAATGACGGCATGTTTGTCGCAATGCCTCAACGCCAAGTTATTGCGTGGGGGTCAACATTTACCGGCATACAAGATCCGCTACTAATTAATTGGTCTGACGTTAATGATTTTACTTCCTGGATACCACAGATAACAAATCAGGCCGGCTCTTATCGTCTCCCGCGTGGGTCAAAAATTGTTGGGTGCATTCAGGGTCCGCAACAGGGACTTGTTTGGACAGACCTTGCAATTTGGGCAATGCAATACTCTGGTCCGCCATACGTCTACCAGTTTAACGAAATTGGCACTGGCTGCGGACTTATCTCGCGCAAAGCCGCCACATCAATGAATGGCGTCGTTTATTGGATGGGGCAAAGCCAGTTCTTCAAACTCGGCAATAATGGCGTAGAGATAATTAGATGCCCGATATGGGACGTTATTTTCCAGGACCTTGATCTAAATAATGTCGATAAAATTAGAATTGCCGCCAATTCACAGTTTGGTGAAATATCCTGGTATTACCCAACAACAACAGACGGTGGCGAAGTATCTAAATACGTCAAATATAATGTCACGCTTGATCAGTGGGACTTTGGAACTCTAACGAGAACGGCGTGGATTAATCAATCCGTTCTTGGTCCGCCAATTGGTGCAGGAATATCGTCTCAAAACTATTACGTTTATCAGCACGAAACATCCCCAGACGCTGACGGGGCAGTAATGCAGTCGTTCTTCCAGACTGGATATTTTGCAATGTCTGACGCTGAAGTTAAGGTCTTTGTTGATCAGGTTTGGCCTGACATGAAGTGGGGATACTATGGTCAGTCGCAGACTGCTCACGTAGAGTTATCCTTTTATACTGCCGATTACCCAACAGATACGCCAAAGGTTTATGGTCCTTATGACTTAAGCACTGCGACGACATACATAACTCCGCGTTTTCGTGCACGTCTAATGGCATTAAGAATAGACAGCTCTCCTACTGAAATCGGGACTTTCTGGCGTCTTGGTGCTATACGTTACCGCTATGAACAAGATGGGAAATTCTAGTGGCAACGCTCGACGACACCCTCACAACACAAAAGAATGGCGTCATTGCCATCAACAACCTTAATCAAACGCTGACCACGTTTCAGAAAAACTACGCCTATGCAGTCGGGCAATATACTTCTGATGGCATATCAGCGACTGGGGCAATCATATCTTTATCAGCTGGAAGACTTGTAAGTATTAACACAATTGTTGCCGGCACTGGGGCGAGCGTGTTTTATGATTACCGCACTTATCCGACGATATCCGCCGCAAGCAGTTCAGGAACAGCGACAATTGGATACAGCGGCGGTTCCACAACTACTCCTACATTTGCAGCAACAGACACGGTGATTATATCAGGCGTTGTCCCTACAGGATTTAACACTACTCCCGGATCTACTACGTCTGTCTCCGCTTCTCCCGCGCCAACGACAACTGCCTTTTCTTTCACAAATAGCACGTCTGGCACTCAGACTGTTGCCGGCACTGTGTTTAATTTGAATACGGCAAATAAAATAGCGGCGGCCCCTACAACAATTGGCACGTATCAAATTGGCGCTCAATTCTCATACGGTCTTTACGTCGTTATCGGGACTGGACAGACAATCTCCATCACTTACTCGCTTGGTTGAGGTGACACATGCCGTTACTTAAAGGATCAAGCCAGAAAACAATCAGCAAAAATATTTCTGAGATGGTCAAGGCAGGCCATCCCCAGAAACAAGCAGTAGCCGCCGCGCTTAATCAGTCTCGCCAAAGACGTGCTATGGGCGGAGAAATATCAAATAAGATCCACGTCGGCCCCATACACAGTCCGGTAGCCGGTCGCACGGACCATTTGCCAGTAAATGTTCACTCTGGGTCTTACGTCATCCCCGCGGACATTATCTCCGCAATGGGTGAAGGCAACACAATGGCGGGGTTTCGTATCGCCAATGACGTGTTTGGGACGCAGCATGTTGGCGAAGAGCCGCCAGTAGAAGTTATCGTGGCAGGGGGCGAGTATGTTATTACGCCTTTTAATGTCTCTCGTATTGGCGGTGGGGATATTGATAGAGGCCATCACACACTTGATGACTTCGTTACAGATTACCGCGCAAAAACTGTTCAGACACTGAAAAAACTTCCAGGGCCAAAACGCGACTAAGGGGGAACGATGCCGCGAAAACCTATAGAAGAGGTAAAGATAAGAGTTGGCGTGCCGCAAGATGTCGACGGCGTCATGGAATTGGCGCTTATGGTGTGCAAGGAAAACGGAATTTTTAAGCCAAATGTCGATAAGATTTTGTGGGATATTTGGATGTCGCTGCACCAAGACCACGGCCTAGTTGGCGTCATTGGAAATCCTGGGGAGATGGTTGAGGGCTTCGTTTTGCTACGCGTGGGCAATATGTGGTATTCTGACGCTCCGATAATAGAAGAAAAGACAGTTTTTGTTCATCCAAAGCACAGGGGTGCAAGCGGCGGCAGGGCAAGAAAGCTTTGCGAATTTAGCAAGCAAGTGGCGGATGAGCTTGGAATGCCTCTCATTATTGGCGTGCTATCAACACACCGGACTGAGAGCAAGGTTAAGCTTTATGAGAGAGTATTTGGCGCTCCTGCTGGTGCTTTCTTCTTATACGGCGTAAAAACTGGGGACTGGCAGACACCAGTTATAGAAGCCCAGCAATAAGCGGAGAAAATGCATGTGCGGCAAGGGTAGCCAAAGTGGTGGAGGCCAAGGGGCTCTTGGATGGGGCGGATTAGCCCCCGCGCAGCAGGCCACTACAACGGCATCTCCGCAGGCGCTTGGCTGGTATAATCAGGCAATGGGCATGGCGCAGAATGCCGTTGCCCAGCCATACCAGCAGTTTGGCACTACGCCAGAACAATTTGTCGCGCAGTTAAATCCTACCCAAACCGGCGCTATTCAAAATATTACGAATACGCAAGGCATGGCGCAGCCGTATTACAATATGGCCACTGGCGCGACAATGAATGCCTTGAACCCTGCCTACAATACGGTTGGGAACTACATGAACCCTTACATGAACCAGGTTGTCAGCCCGGTTCAGCAGGCAGTTCAACAGCAGCAAGGTCAGCAATTAGCTCAACAGCAACAACAAGCAATACAAGGCGGCGCTTTTGGCGGACAGCGTGACGCCCTTACACGTGCGACGCTTATGGGTCAGCAAAACCTTGGATTAGGCCAAGCATTGAGCCCACTGTATCAGACAGGATACGGCCAGGCCCTTCAGGCTGCTCAGAACCAACAGCAATATGGCCTTCAAGGCGCGCAGCAGCTTGGCAACATCGGGACTGCCGCGCAGCAGGCGGCGCTTGGTCAAGCTCAAGCACAATTGGGGGCAGGCACTCTTGGCCAGCAAACGCAGCAAGCTGGCATCAACGCCCTCTACAATCAGTTCCAGCAGCAGCAAATGTGGCCATACATGCAGGCGCAGTTTCTTGGCGGACTTGCCGGCGGCCTTGGCCCGCTTACTGGTCAACAGACGTATCAAGCTCAAGCTCAAAATCCATTTGGCATGTTCCTGGCTCGTGGCGGTCGCGCCAAAGGCAAGGAGCGTATGGGCGGCGCTGTAATCGATCTAACGCCAGGTAAAGATTATTACCGCGGCGGAGTTGTCGGTCGTAAGGGATACAATCTCACTGGTGCCGTAGACACGGATCCTGCCGCGTTAGCCCAAGAACAAGCCAAAATGTATGAGGACATGGACAAGGCTGAGAAGGCTCAAGCGATGCCTACCGGCCAGATCCAAGGGTCTCATGGTTTAACGCCAGGCGGCCTTGGAGGCGGGAGCGGCGCTAAACAAGGAACGTCTCTTTCTGGTTTATTAGGATTAGCAGATCAGGCCACCAAGCTTGGTAAAGACCTTGGCATTGGTAGTTTGTTTAGTGGATTAGGCTCTGCGTCTGCACCGACAACCGCTCCTGCATATGGTGTTGTGGGGGCGGCTGGAAATATGGCTGTCCCAACTATTGGAACAGCGGCAGACGCCGCAGGTTCTGGTGGGATATTAAGTTTTCTTTCATCGTTACTTCCTTTTGCTCTAAAGGACGGCGGTCGTGTCGGCTATTACGATGGCGGATTAGTTGGCCGCCGTGGGTATGAAGGCGAAGGTTTTGTTAAGCCATCAGACGACGATTTCGAGCGAAATGTAGAGCAGACATTTAAGTTTGAAGGCGGACTGAACCCAAGCGACACGAACAAAACTCCGTCTATGTATGGCATCAATCAAGCCGCGCATCCGGGTATTGATGTTAGAAACCTCACCCGCGATCAAGCAAAAGACATCTACCGCAAAGAATACTGGCAAGGCATTAATGCCGATCAGCTTCCTGAAGGCGTTCGCGGCATGGCCTACGACACTGCAGTCATGGCTGGTCCGGGACGTGCGCGTCAGTTCCTAAAGCAATCAGGCAACGATCCTGAAAAGTTCATGGCGGCACGCGAGGCGTTTCTTAATAATTTAGTTGCTCGCGATCCTGAAAAATACGGAAAATACGAAAAAGCTTGGGCAAATAGAAATGAAGCACTACGCGGCGGTGTCGGAGACGCTCTTTCTAACTTGCCGCCAAATGCAAGAAGCTATTACGCTCAGGCAAATCTTCCTGAAGAAGGGTCGACAGTAAATCTTTCAGGAGGTGTTAAGCCATCTGAAGAAGGATTTGGCCTTAACCGTCAAACAGTGGTGCCGTTGCTTTCAGGTCTTGGCGCTGCACTTGAGGGGATGGTTTCGTCTCCGACCACAAGCCTTGGCGGCGCAATGCTGAGAGGCGCGGGTGCGGGTCTTGGCGCTGGCGCTAAGTCTTACATGGATGTCGGAAAACAGATCCCAGAGATTGAGAAACTCAAGGCTGAAGTTCCAAAACTTGCCGCTGAAACTAAAGAGCGCGAGAACCTCGCGGCACGCGCTGCGGCAGAGACAAAAGAAAAACTTTCTACTCTCTACGAGAAGCAGTGGGTGCCGAATGTTGGCTGGATGGTCTACGACAAGACGCAGCCATACAAGACGCCTGTTCAGATTTCTGACGCTGATGGTAATCCAACTAAAAACGTCGACGTTAATAAAATACCAACACGCGGCGGTGGTGAAAGAATTGAAGATATTGGCAAGAAGTCTCTTCAAGAAAAGGTTCAAGGAAAAGAGCGTAAAGTTGGTGACGCCATTGACTGGCAGCCGACGCTTGCCGCACCAAAAGACACAAAGATCCCTGGCGCTCTTAACATTGCAATGAGCGGCGATCTTCCTAAGCAGCAAGAAGCGGCTAAGAAAGAAGTAGAAGGGCTTCGCACAACATCGAAGGCAGCATTTGATCAGCTCTACCGTCTCGACGAAATGGAGCATCAATTTGATCAATTGCCTAAAGAGGCAAACTTCTTAGAGCCAGGCCCTGCATCTCAAGCAAGAACAGACCTTGCCAAGACTGCAAATGAAATAACGACAATGCTTGGCGGCCAGCCTTTGTTTGATCCAAACAATGTTGCGGCGGCAGAAGCCTTGTCAAAAGACACCACGCGTCTTGGCTTTGATGTCGCCAGATCTCTTGGCCACGAGCCAGGCTTCATTGTGCAGAGCGCGGTAAAAGCAAATCCTGGCATGGAAAATAGTCCAATTGCATATAAGCGTATTAGCTCAGGCTTACGCGAGGCTGCAAAGTATCAGCAAGACCGACTTGCGTTTATGGAAGACTATGCGGCGCGCTTTGGAACGCTTACCGGCGCTGACGCAACATTCAGAAAATTTAATCCTCCAGAGAGATACGTTAATCGCGCCATCCTTGAAGCAATCGACAAGGACGACATGGGTTACTTGAAGTCTTTAACAAAAGACCAAGTAAAATCCAGTAAAGGCGAAATTGATAAAATGTATGGTAAAGGCGTCGCGGCGATCCTCCTTGGAGAAAAGTAATGGCAGAGGAAGAGAAGAAGGATTTTGTCTTTTCTCCGCCAAGCTTGCGGAGAAAGGAAGCCCCAACCCCTGCATTTGTTGAGGCAGAAAGAAGCGCGACCTCTACGCCTGAATTTAAGTTCAACCCGCCATCGGCGCGTAAGCCAACGCCACCAGGATTTGGTGAAGACATTGGCAAAGGGTTTGTATCTGGGGCCGCCAAGGGCGCAGTCGGCATCCCCGGAATGCCTGGGTCTTTGGCTCAGCTGTATGATATTGCCGGCGAGTATGGCACGCGCAAACTAGCTGAGGGCGCTGAGGCTCTTGGCCTTATACCGCCAACAAAAGCAGGCCAGCCGCAAACTGCCGAGCAGTTTATGGAAGCCGGCAAGAAACTTGGCCAGGAGTTCTACAAGCCGTCTGAGCGCGAGCTCGCCGGTGAAGTAACAACGATCGGTGGCCTTCCAGTCCCGACAGCTCACGGCATGCAGCAAGCAGCAATTCGCGCCGGCATGCCTGAATATCACCCACAAACACTTCCGGGACGTGTCGCAGAAGCAACAGGCGAGCTTACTGGCGGCTCTTTGGCTGGACCTGGAGGTATTGGCACCAGACTAGCCGCAGGCGCACTGGGCGGCCTTGGTTCAGGGATTGCAGGCGAACTAACGCATGGCACAAAGTATGAGATGCCTGCCCGCCTTCTTGGCGCGCTTCCTGGCGCCGCAGGCGCGGCAGGAATTTCTAAACTTCTTGAGGCACGGGCGGCCCCCGCTGTTGCGGAGCGCGCTAGTAAAATTGCGGGACAAGTCGCACGGGAAGCTTTTGCTGAGCCTGAAAAAGCGGCGTCGCGCTTAGAGACTGAGTTAACGCTACAAGGACAGCCAGGTCGTTACGTCGAAGAAGTGCAGCCAACAACTGCGCAAGTCCTTGGCGGTGGCGAGGCAAAGGCGCTTGAGACCAGGCTGGAAGGCATGGGCCGCAAGGAAGGTGAGGAAGATATTGCGCGACGCAAGGCGCAAGAGGCCAGATCGCTTGAGGCAACGACTGCCGCGGCTCCTCGCGTTCCTGGTGAAGTCGGAACGCACATTAAGCCAGTCGACATGGAGACTGCTGCCGGCCTTCCTCCGTCCTTAAACCCACAAGGCGACGCGGCAATACAAGTTAAAAATGTTGTGTCCGCCCTGGAGAAGCAAAAAGCAGAAGCAGAGAAGACCGCGTGGGCGCATCCCGGACTTCAGTCTGCCGCGATCTACAAAACAAAAACGATGAATGAGCTCGCCGACTTCATCAATTCAATGTCTCCATCAAAGCGCAAGGCTCTCGACGCTGACGCCATGTCTGTCGTTGAGGCTCTTAGCCAGACTGAAGGTAAAAACATTCCTCTCTTGCACTTTCAGGATCTTCGCTCGCAAATCCTTTCTGCGGCGCGCAGTGCTGGCGAGAAGGGTGATTATTTTACGCAGCACGCGAATAACGAAGTGGCAGCAAAGCTTGCTGAAATGCTCAACAACGAGAAGAATATTCTCTTTGGTGACAAGACAGGTGCTCAGCGTAATGCGTGGAACACGGCTCGCGCCGCGACAAAAGATTACCACGATACATTTGGTCCAAAATTCCTGTCGGAACTTGTGGCTGATATGCAAGGCGGTGGCGAACGTATCGCGGGTGAAGCTGTTTTTGACAAAATGTTTTCAGGGCCAAATGCCGCGCAAAACTTGCGCATGGTCCGCGAGCTCCCTGGCGTTAACATTGACGAGCCAACAACCAATTGGGTTATTGGCAAGTTAACGAAGAACGGCACGAACTTTAATGTGACGCCAAAAGACGTCCAGAAATTTATCTCTGATCCTAAAATGGCGTCAGTGATTGACGAAATTCCTGGGTTGCGGGGAAGGGTAGAGAATATTGCGCAACGTGCGGGTGAAAGCGTCGAGGCAGCGCAGAAGCGCCAATTGACTGAAGCATTCCAGCGCGAAGCCGACAGCAATAATCCAAAGCGCTTGTCTAACTTTCTCGATAGAAACAAAGACAAGATAAAGGACATTGCCGCGGGCGATCATGACCTACAAAATTATATTGACGCCTTGCATCGTTCGTCAAAGGTCGTGTCTCAGCTTCCTCACGGCAACCTGACAAGCACGAAGACGTTAGACAAGCTTGCCAACAACAACATTATGTCGATCCTTTACGGCAGGGCGACTGGCGCAATACCTGACGTGGCCGCCGCGGCTCTTCTTGGACACATAGCTGAGGGCGTTTCTACGGCGGCAAGCGGTGCGCCCTTTGGCGCTGCCGCTGCCCGCTTCCTGGGCGTCGGCAAAGGTCTTACTGCGCCAATTGTTTCTGGCATGAACTCATTTTTATATGGGACGACAAAAGACGCCGCAATGAAGCTTCTGCAAGAGGCGATGCATGACCCTAAGCTAATGGCTCAGCTAATGCGCAAGCCGTCACCTGAGGCTTTCTCTTCTTTGTCTGGCGCAATTGCTAAGGTGGCAGAAGAAACAGGCAAGACAATTCCGCAAGTTGGTTATCCCGCCGCTATTGAGCAAGCCGGGCAGCCCCCTCGCTTACAGAGAAAAGCTGGCGGACGTATTCCGGGAGAGATGACTGCCGACATGCTCATGAAGGCTGTTGATCGATCCAGAAAGCGTATAAATGACGGCACAAAGCAGATATTAAACGCGCCTGACGAACACGTCGTTAAGGCGCTTGAAGTCGCAAACAGACACATTTGAGGATAGACAATGACTACGCAGAATAAGGGCTTGTATCAACCTACATACAATCAGACGTCGCCAACGTGGGATATTCCTCTTAATCTTAATTTTGGATATCTAGACGCATGTCTTGGTTCTGGCTTGCCGATATCTCTTACTAGCTCAGATTACACGATGTCCGCCTCTGATGTGCAAAATGCACGCGTTGATCTTAGCGGAGCAATTACTACAAATCTTAATGTTAATATTCCAAACAACACTGGCGGATTTTGGATATTCACAAACAACACGACAGACACTGGCGCTGGATACACTGTAACAGTGAAAACTGTAAGCGGAACTGGCGTTCTATTAACACGCGGCTACGCGACACTTGTTTACAGCACTGGCAATGTTAGCGTCACTGGAAATATATTTTACGCGCTTAGCGATCGTTTATCGATTGCGGGCGGCACAATGATTGGCAATCTTAACTTGCCGTCAAATGGATTAAATGTTGGCTCAGGTCAGCTGCAAGTAACAGGCGGCAACGTCACGACAAGTGGAAATATTACTGCCACAGGAAATGTGACTGCCTACTCTGACGAGAGACTAAAGGACAATATTGAAACATTAGACGACGCCTTGATGATCGTTAATCAAATGCGCGGCGTTAAATATACAAGCAAGGAAACAGGCAGGCCAAACATTGGTCTTATTGCGCAAGAAGTGATGGGCGTTCTTCCGTCTGTTGTTCATCACGACGATAAGGGAATGCTTCACATTGCATACGGAAACATCGTCGGTCTTCTTGTGAATGCAATACAGGAGTTAACTGACGAAGTAGCAAATCTTGAAGAACGCGTTATGGAGCTGGAGGATAATCAATGACACTGCCCGCGAGCGGCCCATTATCATTAGGTGGCTCTGCATCCAATTCTATCAACAATGAATTTGGGTATGGCGCAAATCTTGGGGACTATCGCAACAAGCTTTACACAAATGACGCAGGCACGACGACAAGTGCATTTCCATTTGCGCCAAACAGTATTTCTATACCTAGCGGAACTGGTTATTCTTTTTATAACTCAAGAAAAATACCGTCAGGATCAATAATGTATACGCCAGGTTCTGGCACATTTACTATTCCTCCCTACAACACAATCACATTCAGCGTATTGGCTGGTGGTGGTGGTGGCGGAGGAGGTGGTGGCGGAACCGCTAATACTAATTATTGTCAAGGAGATAACGGCGGTTCCGGCGGAGATGGAACGAAATCAAGCCTTACTGCTTCTGGGTGGTCTGGTTATGTAGCAAATGCCGGTGGTGGTGGTGGTGGTGGGTGCGGAGCCGTCAAATGTTCCTCTGCTGGATCAACAGGGAGCCCTAACTATAACGGTAAAAATGGAGGTTCTTATGGCGGTGGAGGCACTGGTGGCGGATCTCATGGCGGTAGCGGTGGCGCTGGGCAATTAATTACGGCAACATTATCAAATCCTTTGCTTGGGGGCAGTGGCTTAGCAGTAGGAACTGTTATTAACTATTCAGTTGGCGGCGGCGGCTCAACTGGGGGGCAAGGAGTTGGTAGGAATATAAATTATTTATTTCAATGCTATAACGACGGTAGTTATTATGGAGGCGGTGGCGACAAGGGCGGCGACGGGTCAATAACAATATCCTGGAACTAATATGCACCCGGAGGACATGAATAAGATCTACATGCTTCTCCGGGCCTTTGTCGCGTTGCTCATTGTGATTTTTACTGTCAGATGCTTAAGCGCCGTGTTTCACGGCGTATTATCTGCGATCGAGTAGTTTCTCCAATTTAACCCTGGCAGGTATGTAGCAACGATCGGCGTGAGGCTTGCAGTAAGAACCGCGGTCAACACGCTCCCCACAATACACTGGCGGCTTGTCGTTTTCTGTTGTTACAATAAATCGGCATGAGTAATAACTCAGATCAAGCAGTGACACGCCTGTAATTGGTTTGCTAAAGTATTCGTTTATGTCAAAGGCACTTGTTATATCTACTCTTGGCATCTCCATTCTTATCTTTGGCTTTACTTCTATTTTCTTTTCAATCTTAACCTTTTTCTTCTCTGCCTTTTCTTTTTCGTTATTTCTTCCAGACGTTCTTTCCTCCACAAAAACGCCGCTCCGTCTTTGTCTGTGAATAAATCCAAGAATTGCGTTCCTGGTTAAGTTAAGGGCGGTGGCTATTTCACTGCCGCTACTGCCGGCGTTCCACATTTCTATAATTTTATTTTTAGCTGCGTCGTCGATCATTTCATCACCTTGCTATATATCTATTTCTAACGTATGATGCGCAACATATTGACGTTATTGACAATTCTGTGACGTCCCCTCATGCGCAAATCAAACATTAGTAAGACTTAACCAAAGGTCAATACAGTGGCGCGAGAAATCCCCTCAAAAGATGACCTAAAAAAATTAATTAAATTAATAGAAAGCCTTCTGCAGGAAGGCTGCAAGCCACAAGGCATTCCAACAAATAGCCACGAGCGGACGGCGATATCGACTGCCGCGAAGAAGATGGGCGTCCACGCGCAAACGGTTCACCGAAGACTGGCAATCGCCGAAACAGAATACGGCCTTGAGCCAGACTGGTCTCTTTACAAGGATCCTGCTTCTTCTGGAGAGGAGAAGTCTGCGGAGCACTTAACGGTCCGCCGCTTAAAGGATAAGCTTGCCAGCGCTGAAGCCAGGGCAGCCGCCGCAGAGCGCACTACAATTAGCGCAGAGGCCCTCAGGGAGGGCGTATTTAATCTTACCGCTACTCCACTATACCCTCAGCCCTGGAAGCCATCCAAGGACACGGCGGGACGCGTCAGAAAAGAGGCGCTTATTCTTCAGATATCCGACGTCCACATGGGCGAGTATATCGACAAAGACCAAATGGGCGGCAGGAACTCCTACAGCAAAGAAATATGCGGAAAGCGCTTGCAGAGGCTATTTCAAAGCGTCGTCAAAATGGGCACGGTTCATTGGTCCGGCCCTCCTCCTGCCATCATATACGTTATACTTTGCGGAGATTTAATCTCCGGGGAAATACATGAAGAGCTGGCAAAAACCAATGATCTTTTGGCTATTCCTGCTGTGCGTGAGCTTTCTCAGCATCTCATATCCGGTCTGGAGCTTCTACTCTCTTCCTTTGACTGTGAAATCCGTGTCGTCTCCGTCCCAGGAAATCACGGTCGAACGACTAAGAAACCGGAAGCCAAAGGATTTGTTGTCAACTCATATGATACTTTGGTCGCTTGGCTTGTCGAGAGCTGGTTTACTGGAAGACAAACAAAGCGGATATCTTTCTCCGCTCCCATATCTGGCGACGCATTAATCAATATAGCAGGCTGGAATTTTCTCTTCACGCATGGCGACAGAATAGGCAGCCGGGGCGGCATGGGCATGATTGGCCCCTCCGCCACGATCGCCAGGGGCATGCAGCGTATCATACAAGATTATGCATCTGAGCAAGTTGTGGTAGACTGGGTGATGGTTGGTCACTTCCACACTCCTGTGGAACTAGAACAGGGGTTTGCCAATGGGTGTTTATCAGGCCCTTCTGAATACTCTCGCTCTGGCCGTATGCGTAGTCATCCTGCTTGTCAGTGGCTTATTTCCGTTCATCCTGATCACGGCGTTGCTCGCCGCTGGAAACTTGTCGTCGGGACCCCGGATGAGGGAAGTATATATAAGGGAAGGGCGTAAGAAGCGTCCGTTTTAAGGGGCAAGTCATGAGCGAATATGACGACGACGATATCCCAGAGATCGACACGTCAGACGTGGATGAATTTCCGCTAGACGCAGTCGCGGCAAGAGTAATTTCCTTCACAAAGCTTATTGCCTTGGTGGATCACATCAAGCACGACGAAGCGCAGAAGGAAGCAGTCATGATGCTGAAGGCCGTTCGTCGCTCGTTCAAGACAATACCAACGGCAGACGAGATAACGTCAATACCAGGCGGCAAGATAGATAAGTAATTACCTCTTTGCCTCTGCTCTAATAATATCTAAAACTTCCTCAAAGTCAGCGGCGTAATGGCTAATTTTAAATATCGTGTTATTTACGCGCGCAATTTCATTCTGCAGTCTGTCGCACTCAGCCTCGTAGCCAATTGCGTCGTGCGTTATTCTTTCACTTAATATTTTTACTTCTTCGCGAAGCCGCACAATTTCTTCCGCGGCCTCAATCATTACAGGCCCGCACATAACGCGGTAAAGCTTACTCTCTCTCTTGGCCAATTCGTTAAGACGCTTAACAATGTCTCTACCTGGCCAGCTCATTTTCCGTTCCTATTTGGAGTAACACTTTATTACAATTGGCGAAGTAGGTTCGCACTTCACTGGTCGGTATACACCATTTGACTTATACTCATACCCATTTGTGTCTACACTGCATCCAATTACTGGCAATATAATTAGGGTCGATATTACCAGAGTGAATGCTATTTTGTCAGCTCTCAAAAGTATTGAGCGCATGCAGCCTCCATTAAAGTATTGTCTTCTCAATGTCCTGCTTGATAAGACCAACCACCTTTAAAATGACCTTCAGGTCATAGTCGCCATAATTACCGTAATTCGACTGAATATAGGTCTGTGATTGCCAAGCTTCACAAACCTGAACGCACTTAGACCATTCTGCTTTTGTGCCGGCAGCGTAGCCGTCGGCGTATGGATCGTCAGACATATTATCTCCTGCAGTGAAAAAGGCCGCAACGTGTGCGGCCATTGTTATTACTCGGCGGGGCCAAGTATTTCATCGGACAAAGCATCCAAGTCTACCGGGACGTTTTTTGTTTTCTTCGTAAAAGAAAGCGTATTGCCCGGAAGCCCAACGCCCTTCATGCCTATCTCTGACGCGACGTGACCGGCAGCAAACTGACCGGCAAACGCCAAATAGTTCATAGCGTCAACGTAATTATCTTCATACGCACGCTTCTCCTGCATGCGGCCAAGCTTCACGCAATGCAAGATCATTGCAATATCGTAAGGCGTGTATTCCTCACCCATTGTCGCCGTTGCAATGCGCGCAATGATTTCAAAGCATGCGTCAGGTGATCCGTATTGCTTTGATCTGTCGTCAACGATTTTTGCGGCAGTGAGTAATGCTTCCTTGTGATGCATATCTATCTCCTATTTCTCACACATATTGATTGGTAAAAACTTTAACCTTGCCCACATAGCGATGATTAATCGCGACATTGCCACGACTAATATAGTTTGCCGAATAGCGATCTTTATAAAACTCTTCAACGACTACGTAGTCATTCTCGTTAAGAGCGCGAACAAAATCCTCAAGACTGTTTGATGATTTGTGCTCGACATGCATTTGGTGAACAAGGTTATCTGTGTAAGACGGCATGTTCATCGTTATTAAAAATCGCATATCAATTCCCTATTAAGCCGGGGTGTGATGCGGCTTTGCGTTGTAACACCACACCCCTTTATTAGATGGAAACAATCCACCTAATCTTTCTTATCAACCAAAGTCATCATCCCCACCCGCGGGAGCCGAAACTTTAGTAGAGCCAGTTGACGGCGGCGTTGTTGATACTTTAGCCGACGAGCTACGCTCCTTGTGGACAAGATCATCAGGACGAGAAACCCAACCCGTGATCTTGAACTTTGGCGCGTAGTTCGTCGACTTACGGGCCCCTTCACCCGAAGTGATTGCTACTGTATCCTCAAGTGATACAATTGGCAATTTGCCTGCATTGGCAGAAGACTGAGACTTGTATTCGTCGTGCAGCTGGTCAAGGCCACGCATGAACGCCTTAGCGGTTGACACAAACTCTCTAATGTCGCCGCCGCAATCCTTGCCAAGCTTAACAATGAAGCGGACGCCTTCGCGGAAAGTGTCGCCTGGCTGCTCTGGCTTTGGGCCAGACCCAAGGACTGCCATTGCAAACTGCGGAGCCCCGCTCTCAAAATCAATCCAACCAGTCTCAAGGTTCTCCAGGTCAAAGACAGCCTTAAATGTTCTTGAGATGTCTGTATTTTGGCTCTCGCCATTTACGCGATCGACGCGAAACATCTTTCCGGCGCGGGCATCATATTTAACGATAGGTAAAAAATCACCACCGCCTGCGCTCTCGTAATTAATGCCTAATGCCATAACTATTCTCCATTGTGCGACGATCTAGCCCGCCGCTTGCTCTTGTCCTTAATGGACGAAGCTCTCACATTTTCCAGATGTCAAAGACTGCCTGTCGCGCAAAGGGATCATTAAAATAAAAGCTGTCAACATCAGGAACAACAAGCGCGGCAAGTTCCATCGGATCGTCACTGATAGATAGAAATTTTTGAATTGCAAGTCCTATTCTGCCTAACGTCGCGACGTGCTCCTCAACATTCTCCAAGCGATAAACTGCGCTTTTTTTAGTGCTTACGTAAGCCAAACGCGGATCAAGGTCGTTACCCTTTGCGGCAGTGTATAACGCCACTTGTCGCGCGTGGTTCGTCTTTATCTTAGACGGAATGGCGTGTGTCGTTTTAAGGTCTACGATAATTTTGTGATTTTGCCATTCAAAATCAAAGTAACCAATGAATGGGACGAGGAGACCCTCAAACCGATACTCGATCTTTCCTTGCGCGCCAGTCGGAGGCCCATAAGGTCTAAGCTCTTTGAGGCCGACGCGGACCATATCTGCAACAGCTGCACGCTCTTTTTCTTTTTGCGGGTCTTGGGAGATCGCAGAAAGCTCATAAAACTTTTCATTTGCGACGCGGATGCATTCATCGTCTAAGGCTCCTGTCTCTAGGCCGTGAGCAATGCCGGCCTCTACCGCGGTCCCCCTGAATGCGGCGCAGCCTACCTGGCCTCGTTGCTTCAAGCATTTCTCAAGGACAAAGGAGGCGGGGCTTCCGACGTATGTGTTGCAGGTTGACGGTGATAGGTGTGGTATGCCGTGGATTTCAAACGGGTTTTTCATAATATCCAATCTCAATTTTGATTTGTGTCACCCTGACTACACAAAACCGCCCCGTCAACCCACTTGACAAAAAAAATCCGGGAGGGCAGCTTGAGCGTCAAAATATGCACTAAGGGGAAATTGATATGAATAAGCGCGATGGAAATAAGGGTCTTACATTTGAAGGAAAGGTCGATTTATCTCATTGGGATCTTTTTTCTATAGATAAAAAAATTGAAGATGCTTTTGATGATTTTGAAACAATGATGGAACGAACAATCCAAAAAGCCAGGGATAATATAGAAAAGGCAATTGGAAAAACGGAAGACCGCGTCAGAGAAATATCAAGCGACGTTCTTCAGATAGCGTTAGAGGAAGATCTTACTGTAGGGTTTTGGGAAATATCAGAACATCCTGAGAAATTAACGATCTATTTATCTGAGTTTGCAGAAGACGGCTATCACGTCCACGTAGACATAAAAAAAGCTATTCATGAACTTCTTATAGACGCTTGTCGCCAAGACACAGATGGATACGTCAGCGACGAATATGAAGAGCATATAATTAAATTTGCTTCTATGCTTGATGATATTTCAAATGAGTTAAAAACCGCCATCAGGCCAAAGGAAAAAGAATGACATACAAATGCATAATGGGCGTTGATCCTGGCGCGTCAGGAGCCGTGGCGTTTTACTACACAAACGACATCCACCTCATTGCGGCGTATGACGTGCCGATTATAGGAAAAGAAATAAATGCGACGGCATTGTTTGAGCTCATTAAGCATCACGCGCCAGATATGGCTGTTGTTGAGGCTGTTCACGCCATGCCCAAGCAAGGCGTTAGTTCGGTCTTCAATTTTGGTATGGCATATGGCGTCGCGAAAGGCGTTATTGGCTCTGCAGGCATTAGGCGCGTTGATGTCTCTCCCGGTAAATGGAAAAGGCACTTTGGCCTTTCGGCGGATAAAGAAGCGGCTCGCGCATTAGCAATTAGCCAGTGGCCTAAGAGCGAACATTTTCGCCGCAAGAAAGATCACGGCAGGGCAGAGGCGGCGTTACTAGCTTTGTATGGTGCTCAAACACAAATGTAATGGAGATTGACGTGAGTGAATATTCAGACCTCGTGAAGCGATTGCGTGGCATAAAGTTAAACTGCACTTGTGCCGCTAAGTCAGCCAGTGAATGTTGTTGCGATACATATTGGCCTGAAAGTTCTTGTGATGAAGCCGCAGACGCTATTGAGGCGCAAGCAAAACGGATTGAGGAACTAGAACATCAAATGAAATTCGAGTGTGATACCTATCTTTGGAGCCGTAAACGAATGTCGAGACGTATTGCGATGTTAGAATATTGGATGGAAAAGTTGTTTAAATACGGCAGTTCGCCGGAGGCAAGACGCAATGAACTGACAATGACGACAGAGATACCTGACAGTTTTATTAGAGAGGGCGAGGATATTCTGCAGCATCTTGAGGAAAGATCAGATTTGGAGAAGGGGGAATGACTGACTATAGCGACATCGTAAAAATTCTTTACGGAAGTTGGAATATAGAGGCGGCTTGCGCAATTGAAGCGCAGGCAAGGAGAATTAAGAAACTTGAAGCGGCACTCAAGCCATTTGCCTACTACGCGGAACAGATACCTGCTGATGTTAGCGATACGGCATCTGCCTCGGGAACTGTTGGCGACCTACGCTACGCCCGTGAGGTATTGGGAGAAGAGTGGGGAGAGAAGTAATGGGATTATTTGACGGGCCGCCAGTAACCGACGCACAGAGAGAACTAGTAGCGATGACAGATGCACGAACGAGAGAATGGTATCTGGAAGCTGAAATTGCAATGTTGAATATGCGCATTTCTGAACTAGAGTCGGCGCTAGAATTGGCTCATAAGTTATATAACAGTGTCAATGGTTCTCTTGATGCTTTTGAGCATGATTTACGTATGGACATAGGTAATACTAATTACAATTGCATAAAAGAACGGCTACATGAGTTTGAGGCCGCTCGTAAGGCATTGGGAGAGGAGGAATGACAGATTACACCGACCTTGTGAAGCGGTTGCGTGACTATCCAGTATGGACTGGTGACTGCCACGATGCAGCAAACGCTATTGAGGCGCAAGCAAAGCGGATTGCTGAGTTAGAGGCAGCACTACGACCGTTTGCTGATAAGGCAACAGCTTGCGAACAAAGATACTCTGACTTCGTCCCAGAGGATGACCGCACGTTTGCTTTTACGCTTGGCGTAGTACGCCAAGCCCGTAAGGTATTGGGAGAGAAGGAATGAGTGACTATTCAGACCTCGTGAAGCGATTGCGTCGTGACGGTATTGCTGCCCGAGACACATTGAAATGTGTGGAAATGGCGCCTACGGTTGACCCAGAAGATGCGCTTAAAGCCGCCGACGTTATCGAGGTATTAGAACGGGACGCCGTTTTGGTTACGGACGCAATGGTTGCCCTGACAGACCGTGTCGCTGAATTAAAGGCGGCGCTTAAACCATTTGCTGATGCCAGCGATGTTCACCTTGGCAACGACGATATGTCGATAGCGTTTGGCATAACTATTAAAGACCCACGCCAAGCCCGTAAGGTATTAGAAAATGCCTGACATCAGCATGTGCGCTGTAACTGATTGTCCAAAGTCGAACGAATGTTACCGACACAAAGATAGCGGCACAAAGCCTTGTGAATACTGGCAATCATATTTCATCTGGCCTGATGATTACAAAGGCCCGTGTGAACATTTTTGGCAGATTTTACCGAACGGTAAATACAATAGTTCCCAAATGAAAAAAGATAAAAATTTTACTGAGCAGTAAATATTACAAATCCCTCATAATTGAGAATTATGTCGAATTTCACATACGTCTAAATATGGATCACGAAGCCTACATACGAACCAAATATGACGCACGAAGTTCACACGATAAGCCCGTAAAATATTGGGAGACAACCAATGAACACCAAGCTTCCTGAGCAATATTATGCTTACGTGCCGCACTCTCGTGTTGATGCGTATGTTGAAATTGGTTGGGAGTTCGAAAGTGAATTGCCGCCGCCGCATTGCTTCTATGCATGCTTATACAGATGGATTGGCGAGGGGGAGCCATTAATGCCAAAACGAACAGATCAAAAAGAATAAAAAAAGACCCGGCTGCAACCGGGCCTAAAAAGTTAACCATTGGAAGAGACATCACCAAAAAGGAAATGGCTATGTCAGTTAGGATATTACCAGACACTTGTTTACTTAGTCAACTATTTGACTATGACAAAGAAAGCGGTTGGCTTTTTTGGAAAAGCAGACCTTTATCTATGTTTGTTGATAAAAGATCTTTTAATATTTTTAATACTCAGTTTGCAGGTGAAAGGGCAGGGAGTATTAAAAGAAAACAATCTGAAAATTGTTATATTGAAATTAGTTTACTTGGTAAAAGCACACTTGCCCATAGAATTGTTTGGAAACTACATTACGGCACCGAGCCACCTTTGATTATTGATCACGTAGATGGAGATGGCACAAATAATAAAATAGAAAACTTAAGGGAAGCCACCATTCATCAAAATGGGTGGAATGCGAAAAAGAGCTCCAGAAATAATAGTGGTTATAAAGGAGTTTCTTTTAACACCGAAAAAAATAAATGGCGTGCTGCAATTCACGTTAATGGGAAAACAAGACTTCTTGGTTATTTTTCATCTCCTGAAGAAGCTTCTGAGGCATATAAAAAAGCGTCTATGGAATTACACGGCGTTTTCTTACGTATTGTTTGATATTGAGGTGATAAAATGGAACATATGGAAGCTTTTGAGCAAGAATACGCGTCACCATCACAGTGGGCGCGTATGTATCGATCACTTGGGTGGCAGGTTGTTCCTGTCATGCTGCCGTCAGAGGCAAAGCCAGGCAAGAGCTGCAAGCAGCCTATTGTAAAGTGGGCGGAGCACGAGCGCGAACTTACGTCAGACGAATTATTCAACAAGTGGTATGGCGCTGACGGTCTTTACTGTAAGCGCATTAATATGGGCATCGTCACTGGCGAGTGCTCGCAGTCTTTATTCGTCATCGATCTAGACCTACACAAGAACACATTCCCTGCGGTGTGGTGGCAAGGCATTCACGACGATCACGCGGGCGGCATACTCCCTGACACGCCAAGGGCGACGACTGGCGGGGGTGGTAAGCATTATTTTTTCAGAGCTCCTCCGGGATGGGTTCCGCCCACAATAAAGACGCCTCAAGGCATCGACATTAGAGGCCGCGGCGGATTTGTGGTGTCTGCGCCGTCACTGCACGAGACCGGCAATAATTACATATGGGACGAAGGCTTCGAGCCCTGGAACATAGAGGTCGCGGTCGCCACGACGTGGCTGTGCGAGGAGGTCGAGCGTCTTGTATTAGAAAACGGCGGCAACATGCCTCACGAGGCCGTCAATCCAAGAACCTATGAAATATTGCCGCCGGTTTCTGGTCACGGCATGACGGGTGTCCAAAAGAACGAGTTCGGTATGATAACCGACGGGCGCGAAAGCCAGATGGCCAAGATGATCTTTGGCCGTATGCTAGACGAGCGGCGCAAGGACCCAACATACCCCGACCCTAACCGCATACAGCGCATAGCGATTGATTTGTTCAAGCAATACGTGTCGCTGGTTAAGACGCGCATTGATGATCCCATTGCGAAAAAGCATGACTTGCTTGAGCGCGAGGGCCGCGGCCTTACGCTCTTCACGGAGAAGATACACGACGCCCTGCGCAAGTGGGACACGAAGATCAAGCAATACGCGGAGGCCGGCCCTCCCCCAAAGCATGAGAGGCTTGAGCACAGACAAGACGCAACAGACAGCGTTAATCCCGACGAGGAAGAGTTTAATCTCAAGCCTGAGCAAATATCCACCCTGATGAGGGACCCCAGCGTCTTCAGGACGCTGACCATCCAGGAGATATATGATCTCCCTGATCCACGTTACTTGATCAAGGATCTCTTAATCGAGAATGGCCTTTGCTTCGTCTACGGAGCTCCCGGATGCTGCAAAACCTTTATCGTGCTGGATATGGCGCTTTCCATTGCTGCTGGCCTTCCTGACTGGTGGGAGAAGCCTATAGAGCGGTCTGGGCCGGTCCTATACATCAGCTCTGAAGGCGTCACTGACATGAAATTCCGCATCAAGGCGTGGTCGGAAAACAACGGTCTTGGCGCTCCCCCTCTTCCTTTTCGCCTGCTTGATGAGAGCATGAACTTTATGAATGAGGAGGACATCGACAAGCTCATACGCACAATCGACAAGGCTATCCAAGGCATGGAAGGCGAGGTGCCGGTCCTTATCGTCATCGACACTGTCTCTCGTGTCCTGCCTGGCGCAGACGAAAACCTGCAAAAGGACATGACGCTCTTTATCCGGGCGTGCGACCGCATCAAATCCAAGTTCGGCTGCTGCACTCTTGGCGTGCATCACACGGGCCGTCAGGGGGCAAATATGAGAGGCTCAACGGTATTTGACGGTGCCGCCGACGGGTCTTTCCTGATCGCTCGTGAGGAGGGTGCAATGGAAGGCCAGATCATGGCCAAGAAGATCAAATCTGCGCCTGACGGGTGGACGTGGGACTTTGGCATTCACTTGACGCCACTGATATCAGGAAACACGTCACTGACTGTTACGCGAATGTTCGACGCAACGACAAAAAAAGATAATGAACCGGTTCGTTCTCATGCTGACTTTGGCAATGCCCAGGAGACTGGACGCATCCACGTCGGCGGAAAGAAGAGGGACGCCGTCCTGTGCTTCAACATCTTGAACGCCCTTCAAGATGACTTTGAGGACGGTCGTGGTTGGTCTATGGCAAAGAACACGTCCAGGGACTTCAGGAAGAACATGCACACACTCTTTAAAATTGAACACAAGGAAGCGGAAGAAATCATAGACGACTGGTATGTGCGCCGTATCATTTCCGAAGAGTATAACAAGAACACAAAGGTCACGAGCTACAAGCTTGGTGACAATTGGCTGCCCGACTTTAAGCGTAAAAAATACGACCGGTAATTGCGGAAGTAACCAAAAGACACTTCCGCAAATTAACCAGAAAAAAATTACTTCCGCAAATAAGGCACTGAAAACAAATGAAATACTCACTTCCGCAAATTACTTCCGCAAATACTTCCGGTCACTTTCTCAAAACATTTAAAATCAAAGACTTAACTTGCGGAAGTAATTTGCGGAAGTGGGGCCTTATACACATTAGTGTATAAGGGCTTCGCGGGGCGCTCCCTCAGGGTCGCGCGCCCGCTCGCCGACACACAGGGTGGTTGACAAAAATGGACTTAGTAGGAAGGATCATTGGGTGATGGGCAAAACGGACAATGGGCCGGCGGGAGTTCAGACGGTGGGAAGCCGGATGATTGGCAATCGGTCGTATAAGATTAGGTCGGACGAGAGGCTCATCGGCGAACGTGACGGTTGGGAGTTGAGTGAGCTGACGGCGTGGTCGAGGGACGGTTGGTTAAGCTTACGCGTGTTGGACGCGAGGACGGACAGACCGAGGGGTAATGGGACGCCCCGCATGCGGGTGTATCAGATTGGATACAACACGGCGCAAGGGCGCGTGGCCAGGAACTTGTATTGGTGGAAGCTGTCAGAGCACTGGCCTGAGGTGTCGGCGTGGGTGCTTGACAAGATCAAGGAGGATACGCAATGAGCTCAGCTGAGTGTGGACTTGTATCATTCTTTTTTGTGTCTTGGCTTATCGCCGGCATCACCTGGGGGTTCTTAGTCAAGGGGAGGTGGTAATGACCGGCGAAGATGTTATGGGATACGCGATTTGTATTATTATCGCAGCATTCGTCGCCTACCTTGCGGACGGTTTGCTTAATGGGTGGGACTGATGGCGATATTGAAAAGGCTGTTTGACGCCGTCGGCTTTGCGATAGCATTAGTGGTGATTTGGGTATTGGTTGTCGGGCTAATCTTTCAAATGCATTGGAAGGGGAAAAAACTATGATTGACTGGACAGACAAGGCACTTGACGCGGCGGTAATGGCAATGGGTGAGGGATCGTATCCCCGCCTGTCTTGGGGCAATCGCCTGAAATGCCGCGAAGACTTTAGGAAGATCCTCAACGCCGCCATAGAGGCGCAAGAGGCAAACTGCGAAGAGTTCGACGTAGACGAAGTTACTGACGAAGGCGAGAAGGAAGAGGACTTTGAGCTTCTTGTCGAGAGGCCGCCGGCAACAAAATCCTATTTGATTGAGATGACGCTAGAACAGATTGATGCAATTATCATTCAAGAAATGAAAGGCACGTATTTGCTTTGCAAGTTAGACACAGAAACAGGAGACAAAAAAGTATTGGAAGCGGCAGGTGTAATCCTTAATTATTTTATGTCGCCTGAAGAATATGACGAGTGGTTAGAAGAAATTGAGGGTTGATGTCGATGTCAGAAACGAAGGAAGACCCTATCGCCTTACTGGCGCAGGAGATTAAGAAGTTACGCAAGAAGATTAAGAAATTGAAGCATGCCGTGAGGGGAATAAAGAAATGACGAGAGAAAAGAAATATTCAGAACTAATTGAATTAATTATACGCCTTCAAAAAGAAGGAAGGCCAGAAGATGCAAAAGTATGTGTCAACGCTTTATACTGCTTGCAGACAAAAGATGGGAAAATTGAACATTTTAAAAAAGAGGCTGAAGACTATAAGTTTTTTTATGAACTAGATAACCATAAACGTAGCCCATAGGCTACACATTTCCATAATATGACGCACGAAGCTTACAAAAGGCAATCAAATGAGCAATCCAATATTTGTCCCGGCATACTGGCCGTTGTTTAAGACGCATGAGCTAAGACGGTTTGATTATACGTCTTCAGACGAACCGTCATTTACGTCAGTGTTTTCGTATGACACTGGCAGCGACAGTATGCTTTACAATAATTACGACAGAGACGGCGTTTGGCTTAACAAGTGGTATTACCGGTATAATGTTGGGTCAGGGATAAATGAGTGGCGTGACGACTATCCGGGAGACAAGAAGGTTGTCATGCTGCCGCCAATTGGCTGGGGAGAGTTTCAGGGGATACCCTCGCTATACGAGAGTAAGCCGCAGTTTAATCCATTGATGTGTTGGCCGCCCGCGTTTGGGTCAGGAGAACAGATTGTTGCGTTTGAAGAGCAGACGTCAATGATCGTGCAAAACGTCCATTACGACGACGTTATTGTCTTCTCTTATCTGCAATCGTGGAACGGCAAGCCAGCAACAGGCGCGAGATACTGGATGGCGTTAGGCATTGGCCCAATCGCCACGCAATTCATCACGCAAGACGCGACAGACAGAACAAAGCTCATTACAACATCACGTTGGGACGCAAAGGTAACAAGATACAATGTCTGAGATAGATCACAGAGGAATTGCAATAAAGGCGTTTCTTAGCCGTATGGTATACGAAGAGCCTACAAGAGAATTGATGGATGAAGCCGCAGATCTTATTGCGGCATTGTATGACACAAAAGAGTTTTGGTTTGAGCAGCACAAATTGATGTCTGATTTGATATATGAGGAGATAAGAAATGGCTTCGCGTCCACGGAAGAGCAAAACACCCCCCACTAAGGCAGACAGAGGCGTCCCCGTCTCTGCCTACACGCCACCGCCGTGGCAATGCACTGAGGGCTGCTACCTTGCCGGCAAGGAGGCGCTCGACGAGGCAGATCATCTTGGCGAGGAGATGGAGAGGTATTGGGGCCGCGGGCGTCTGAGGCTCCTGGTCAATAAGGAGCTCGCGGAAAGGTTTGACCGTCAGAGATACCTGACGGCTCAGGCCCGCTGGGAGGGTCAGTTGGAAGACGTCAAGCGAGAAGCTGGACGCATGGTGAAGGCATACCGCGCGCTGGATAGTGCTGCAAAGGCCGTAGGAGCGTCACCAGTAGACGATGAGACGTGGGAGGCTACTATCCCCCACGGAGTAATGGAAGGCACTGTATTGGTCATTGTGAAGAATGAGGAGGCTATTCCTAAAGTCACGAAGACTGTTGACGGCAGGAATGTTGTCGTCATGACGCTCAAAGACATTGCGCATCACATCAGCATGGACCACGACTTGCTGCAGATACGCCAGTCGTTTCCGGGGGCGGCAGTTGAGGCCAGGTCACGGATAATAGATCCCCTGCAGCCATCTTTGCGTAAAACTGAGGATGGAGTAATAGACGTCAGTGTGCCGATTGACGGCATACAAGGCTTTTCAGACTGGGAGTATGGGGATGAAGTGCCCTTCTGACGAAGAAGAAAAGATGCCATTTAAAATTGAGAAGGTGACAAAAATAGTTTTGGCCTGAGGTAAAGCGACGGGGGAAGTTTGATCTGTGCGTGTATTAGTCGCCTGCGAATATTCTGGCGTTGTTAGGGACGCATTTATCTGGGGGGGGCATGAAGCTCTTAGCTGCGATTTATTGCCTAGCGAAAGTCTAGGGCCGCATTATCAAGGCGATGTCAGAGATTTATTGCATTATCCTTGGGATTTAATGATTGCGCACCCGCCATGCACTGATTTATCTGTCAGTGGCGCCCGTCATTTTGACGCTAAGAAAATAAATGGCCGTCAATATTTTAGCGTATCGTTTTTCATGATGTTGGCTAAAGCCGACATACCGATGATTGCTATTGAAAATCCCATTTCAATAATGTCGTCTATTTACCGCAAACCAGATCAAATTATACAACCGTGGCAATTTGGACATGGTGAAACAAAAGCTACCTGTTTGTGGCTAAAAGGGCTACCAAAACTACAACCCACAAATATTGTTGATGGGCGTGAACAACGTATTCATAAAATGCCGCCAAGCCCAGACAGGTGGAAAGAACGAAGCAGGACATATGAAGGCATAGCTGCTGCAATGGTTGCGCAATGGTCTAACCAATTAGCTTCGACTGCATAGTTATTAACACATTGTAATTGACAAATTTACCAAATCATGCTACGAAAAATACCAAGAATTGGATTGTTGCGCCCGTAGCTTAACCGCTGCGGGTGTTTTGTTTTGTAGTCCTTATCAACGGGGCTTGATGTGAAAAAATATCAGAAAATCGATCAATCACTTTGTTGGACACGCGCGAGTAGATGAGGACATGCTGCCGACAACGTCGTCAAGCAGACGAAAGATCCCAATGTCATTACCCAGGGTTAAATTCCTGGAGGGACCTGATCCAAAATAAAAGGCGGGGATTTCCCCGCCCTTTTTTATAACTGCTTTTCTTGTTTCTTTTTCTTTTCTCTTTCCTTTTTTAAAAACACTATTTCTTCTTTGAGCTCTTTAATTTCATCGTTAAGCGTTTCTATTTTTGCTTCTGCTGATTTTTTTGCTGACGTCATACGCTTTAGCGCGTCTTCTGCCGTTAGTGCTCGCGTCTCAAGTTCGCCAATGGCGTCTCCAAACTCTTTATCGCCATTTAAATAAAATTTCTGCCTCATGTCATTGTAATACGGCATCTTGTCTTTGATCGCGATATACGATCTTTCTCCTACCGCAAAATTTCCGGGGCTTATTTCCAGCGGACCAAGCACATACATTTTCTCTTTGTGTAGTTTCTCTAGCGACATATCAATCTCCTAAATAGTTGCGTCAGCCTCTTGTCTCAATTCGTGGCACACCACCTCAAGCAGCCAGCCTCTGTCAATTGCGCCTTCCCTCAAGCCGTGCATGACAATGGCCACAAGGCGTGGCACTGGGTGCGTCGCGGAAAGCCAGGAAGTAACCTGACGCGGTGTCTTGCCTGTAATGGTAGCCAAGTCATTATTTGACAGACCTTGGGCCGCCATTGCTTGTTTGAGCTCTAGAGGGGACATAGCCTTCTCACTTCTGGTTTTGCTTGTTCGTGTCCCTCCCGCTTTGCCTGTAGATAGTTGTGGACGTCAAGCTCTGTCCAATTGGGGGAGGTGTAAGTTGGATCACGACGCGTAAGCTTGCAAAACTCTTTCCAAAGATTTGGGTTAACCTCCCAGCAAGGTTCTAGCGACACGCTGCACATATCAGTCTCCGTATTTAGTCATGAACCAGACAACCAGGGCGGCGCTTAATACACCGCCCACTAAGAACGATAACGCTACTACAATTGTGGCAAGCGTCTCGCACATCAGTTGTCTCCGACAAAAAATCCGTAGCGTGGGTTAAGGATCTTGAAGCCATTGTGGTAGAGATACGTAGCCAATTGCTGAGCCGGACGGTGGTCGACTGCAATTCCGTTTCTCATATGCGCCCACTCATCTACTTCTATCTCATTCTCAAAGAACTCTTTGGCTGCGTCTGACACTGGTTCGAACATCCAAATGGTTGCAAAGCCCTCAGCGTGAACCAATACGTCTACGTCACTTGTATCTATATTTGTCATGTCAATCTCCATCAGTCTCTGTCAGAATATTCGTCAATTTTGTGCTCAGCTATTTCTGTCCAATTAACTTGGCTAATAAAAGCCAAGGCGTATTCAGCTGCTAAATTTTGTTGGTTCAGTCCTCCGTCTCCGCATCCAGATAAGATAATTTCTTCCGCGTATTCTTTTAGGCACAACCCAATATTGTAAGCGTCATCATCTAATGAACGCCCAAGTATTTCGTAAGGATCAAAGCTGTCGAACAGCTCAAGGTTAACGCGCCACGTCGCGTAGTTTGTCCAGCCGTTGTATTTATTGTCTGACATATCAATCTCCATTATTTATACTGACCATTGACTAAACGCTGAACTCTAAAGATCTGGTTATTTTTTCTGTATACTTCCACCTGAAACGCAATGGACTTGACGTCCCAGGCGTGGGTGATGACAAGCCATTTGTTGTTATACATGAGCTGCAGACGAAATTCTGGATATACGCGCATGTCAATCTCCATTGGTCTCATCAGTGCCCGCGTGACGGACAGACGGGGCGGACCCCGTTTCGACCTTATGCCGCGTCGGCTAAAGACGCCTTGACGCGCAGGGTGGTGATGACTTTGGTCTCCGTGACCAGCGCGACATCCTCAGGGCTGAGCAGCTCCTTGACCAGCGTAGCGCTGACGCTAGAGCGTGGAGCCTTGGTGATGTTGACCGTGAAGTGCAGGCCAACAATAGCGTCGAGGGATGGGTCCTGGTTAACGAGCGCGTAGATCTCTTCCTTGATCTTCTCCAGGTCTTTGGCTGCCTTGTCAGCGATAACCTTGGCTTGAGCGTAACGGTCAGCGAGGATGTTGAGGTTTGTCATATCAATCTCCATACAATGTGTGTTTCGATGATTTGAAGGTATAGGAAGTAACTTCCTATGTCAATACACTTAGTGCGTTTTTTTAAAAAATATTTTGGCCCCCCTTATTGGGGGACCATGACTTCGATCAGTGAAGACTTGGCTCTTGTTGCCGCCACGTAGCAAAGATTGTCTTCCTGGTCCTGCTGCCACTTCTGCGTAGCGTAGGGGCTAGGCAGTGTGCCTTCACGGTCAAGCCAGTAAACCGTCTCCCACTCGCGGCCCTTTGCCTTGTGGATGGTGCTGAGCGTCAGCATGTTGCTGACATTGTCCTCGAACAAAGACTGGATGCTGTCCACCACTGCCTCAATGCTGTCGTTGCCAGCCCTGCGGCATTCGCCAGTGATAACCATGATCGTGTCAGCCTGGTCCTTGATCTGCTGAGCCAGTGCGCCATTGCCCTTGGCCTTAGCGCGGACGATCTGAGCCTCCGACCAATTGGTGACGCGTGTCTCAAGGCCGTGCAGCGTCTTGGCTGTCTTCCACTTGGTGGCCAGGTTGATCAGGCCCTTGCCAATGTCTCTGCCCTCTACCTTGCAGGCGACACGGGCGCGGATGAGCTCGAAGGCTAAGGAGACAAGAGGCTTGGTGTTGCGGCACAAAATAGCCGCGGAGCCATCCAGGTCATTGCGGCCAAATACGTCAGCGCGGTCAATAACGCTGTAAGATCCTTCAGGGGCGCTGTCGTGGGCCTCAATGTGATTAACCCACTGGTGAGCCACCCTGACCACTTGCTTAGGGCAGCGGTAGGTCACTGTGAGCGGCATGTCGACCGCATTGAAGTCTGCCTTGATCAGGTCAAGAGCGTCAGCGTCAGCGCCAGTGAAGCCGTAGATCGCCTGACGACGATCGCCAACGGCCACAACCCGACCGCCTGGCGCAAGCAAAGCCTTAACCAAAGCGCGACGCGCTGGGTTCGTGTCCTGGGCTTCGTCAACAAACACCCAGGGATACGTCCAGAAACGCAGCTTCAGGAAAACAGGCAGGTAGACCATGTCGTCGAAGTCAACGATCGACGTGGTGCTGTTAGAATTCTTGAGGACCTCAATGGCCGTGGCAACAATATCGCCTAAGCGCTTCTCAGCCTTGTCGGTCTTTTCATTGGCCAGGATGTCAAAGTGCTCGGCAATCTCATACCACTGGGAGGTGTCGTCAATAGAGCCAAAGACACCCAGGGCGCGCTGCTTAGCCAGAGACACAAGGTTAGCCACGATTGAAGAAAACAAGCGGACGGCATGCTCTGGGTGAGCTGACTTGCCCATAGACACCAGGATGTCTGTGACCTTGTTGCCGTCGACGCGGACGCCTGGGAATGATTTTTTGTATGCGCCAAGGCCAAAGCCGTGAACCGTATTGGCATTGGCTTTCTGCCAGTCAATCTTGCGCGCCTTGAGCTTGCCTTTGATCTCATCAGCAATTTTGCGGTTGTAGGCAAGGATAGCGACTGGCTTGTCAGTGCGCTCGACAGCCTCGATCAGTGTGGTGGTCTTGCCAGCGCCAGCGACAGCCTCAAGAACGCAAGAGCCTTTGCCGGTCTCAACCCAGTCTAGGAAGGCAGCTTGTTGTGGTGAAGGGATAAAGGCCATATCAATCTCCATAAAATCTAAAGGACGCCGTAGCGCCCTTTGATTGGTATAGAAGTTACTTCTACTTGTCAATCTTTATTTTTATCTAGCCAATTTAATTTTGGCAGACTGACTGGCTTTTCAGCCGCCCGCCGCCTGGCTTGAGCGAACATGGACTTGCGCTTGTATTCCTCGCGGTATTCAGTGTCCCACTTCAGTCTGTCCGCCCTCTCAACAATGTTGCGGTATCCCTCGCTGTCAAGCTTGTTTTGATACTCGACGGAGGTCAGTGTGCCGTTATCTAGAATAGCCATATCAATCTCCAAAAAAGTTAGGGTTCAGCAGTAATTGAGCTTCCATATAAGACTGCAGGCAGTCATGTATCTGCCGGCAGTGCGTTGGGTTGTCTGGGTCAGACCACAGATCGTTAGCCGCCTTGCGTATCAAATCAATTGACTTGTACCTGACTTCCTTCAGGTGATCCGTCAGTATATTCTCCTCCTGCGTCATAATGGTCTCCGTCTGATTTCTGCTTTGGTTTAAGTTCTCTGATTTTGCGCCTGAGCTCTCCTGTTTTCCAGCTGTAGATGTCAGCGAAGGGGATCACCAGTTTCCCCTTCTCTCCGTAAACAACGATGACTTCCCTGTTGCTGGTGATCTCGTAGCCAATCTTTTCATAGTCCACGAGCATTCTCATAAAGGTTATAAGCTTCATGCCGTCACCCAGTCTGGAGTTTTCACTTGAATTGCTCTTCTAAATGGCATCAGAACACCAAGGCCATCTACCTCATCACCAAATGACAAGAGCGCCGGGCCGTCGCCATTGTGGGCAATAGATACATGCGTCTCAGAGCCAGTGAGCGCCTTGGCCACTTTAGCGAAGTCACCCAGGTAGGTCATATTGAACTGGGCGGTTTTGCCGTCGACTTCTTTCGGGATAATGCGCTGCCAGTCAGGGAAGGTGCCGTCTATCACACTAAATGTAATTGTAGAGCCGTCGTGAGTTATAGACCATTGGTTGAATAACTCATCTCCTGGCTTTAGCGTCGCCAAGGGATCTTTCTTGTTCAGCTTGATCTTGGCAATGATATCCAGAGGTATAATGATATTGAACGACTGGCCGTCGTATGGCTGCAGCTGACGCAGCGCCAAGAGACGGTGTCCGTCGGTGGCCACAATAAACACGCCCTTGGCAGAAGCCTGGATGGCTACTCCTTTAAGGTAGTAGCGCGTCTCCTCCTTTGAGGCACACATAGCGGCAGCTTTAACGAGCTTAAGATCGAGTTCCATTTTCATCTCCATATCAATATTCAAGTGGGCTTTTCGTAACAGCGCCTCTTTCGTCAATTTCAGCGCACCAGCAATCCAAGTGATAGCTAAACCAAGCGCCGCGCAGTAAACGGCCCTCGTTGTTTAAGTAATCCCAGGTCGCTGATGGGTCATTGTCAAATAGTTCAGTCTCAACTAACAGCTTCATCATTCATCTCCATATCAATATAAGCGAGTAAAAAGTAGCGGGCTTATGCAGCCCGCCTCCGACGCTTGGGAGCAACATAATTAGCGGCACGGTCTTCGTAATGCTCAACATGACGGAGAAGCTCTTCGCGAGTGTTGAAAAAAGCGACAAATGTCATGATGTCCTGATTGATGTTAGCTTCGTGGTTTTGCGCTGATGTCAGGCGGGCCATCAGGTCTGGGTTTTGTTTCCACATTTCAGTATCTCCATATCAATCTCAATAATCAGAAGCTACAGGAAGTTACTTCTACTGTCAATAGGCTTTTTTCTGACATTGCAAAAAAATATTAGTGCTTGACATGGCCGGCAGTCGTATTGATGGTGCAAGCGCCTGAATGTATTCGTATCGAAATGGAGGCATAAGTGACAAACAATCAGCTGAAGGCTCTTGTTGAGCGTATCGAAAAGCTTGAAGATGAGAAGACAATAATCGCTGAGGACATCAAAGAGGTTTACAGTGAAGCAAAAGGTAGTGGCTTTGATCCTAAGATCATCAAGAAGCTTGTATCTCTTCGCAAGCAAGACGCTAAGAAAAGGGCTGAAGAGCAGGCCGTGCTCGCAGCTTACATGGATGCTCTGGGGATGTTGGCGGGCACCCCCTTGGGAGAAGCCGCGGTAAAGGCTATATCTAAAATAAATAAGCCTGATGGTTACGCAGAAGAGCAGTTCTGACAAACAGGCCAGTATGTGATATCATGTCCTGGTCATCATATTGTGGGTTGAGTTATGGGTAAGGAAGTAAAACAGAAGCGGCCAGTCGGGAGGCCAAGCAAATACAAGCCTGAGTATTGCGAGGCTGTTATTGAAATGGCCAAGCAAGGAAAGGGCTGGGCAAGCTATGCGGCTACTTTTGAAATTGATAGAGCGACGCTGTATGATTGGGCCGCCGCCCACGAAGAATTTTCCACAGCTTTAACACGCGCAAAGGTTTTAGAACAGCAATGGTGGGAAGATCAGGCGCGCGAAAATTTAAGGTCTCGCGAGTTTAACGCAAATCTTTGGATCAAATCCGCACAAGCGCGCTTCCGCGAAGATTACACTGAACGCAAAGAGACAGCGGTCACTGGCGCTAATGGCGGACCAGTGCAAGTGCAGTCTCATGTCCTTGACGCAAAGACGCTGACGCCTGAGCAGCGCAATGCATTAAGAGAAATTTTGATTGCCGCTAAAGAGGCGAAGTGATGACTGAAAACGAGCGCACAATGATGTTGGCAGAAACAACGGTCGATATCATTGCTATGCTCGAAGAGCGCATTGGCCCAAGCGACGATGAGCTCGCGGTCTTGAGCAGCGTGATCTCTTACATCTTGTGCAATCACTTATCCAATGAAGAACACGCGCAAAACGCGTTTAATGCTATTAGTTATAACGTAAATCAGATAATGCAGTCTGCAGACAGAACTGGTAATACATTTTGGGTTAGTGGTCCGGGACATTGAAATGGATATATTTGAGGGGGCACGCTTGTATAAGCTATTTCCGCAACACGTCGTCGCGTCATGCATGCAGCGTGATGTCGAACCGCAAGAAATATCAGCGGTTGATACAGCAAAATATCGGGAGTGCAATATCCTTGATAGCGATCAGCTAAGCGGCATCAGATCGTTCGTCGAAGAGCAGATTGCGTTATACGTCAAGAATGTTCTGAAGCCGCGCAATGACGTAAGCTTAAAGCTTTCGACGTCGTGGGCGCGTCACGGTAATGACGATCACACAATGTTCAGAGTTAATAGTTTTATTTCTGGCATATTTTATTTGCATGCTGACGCAGATGCTGTCTTGCAATTCAACTCTGATCGTCAGCGCGATGGTCTTTACATTCCGACGTATGCGCCAAGCGATCTAAACGTCAATACGTGCGACATTGGATTAGAAAGCGGCTACTTGTTTCTATTCCCGTCACGCATGGCGTATCGATCGCTTGCCGGCGACGGAAGCCTTTACATTGCGTTTAATACATTCCCTAACGGATGGCTTGGCGACGAAGGCGACGCGGATAGTTATTTCCTGGAGGAATAATGGCCGCGATCCTTGACGTCGGTTACACAAACCCGCTCGACATTGACAGGCAGCTGATTGAGCTTGATCGCGAAGACTGCAAGGATCTCGTTAACTTTATCCGTCTGTCGTGGCACCTGGTCGAGCCTGGAGCTGAATACGTTCACTCTTGGCACATAGACTTCTTGGCTGCTCACTTAGAGGCAATCACAAACGAAGAAGAGCTGGACGACGGATCGCTTTACAATCGCCTGCTGATTAACATTCCGCCAGGCACGATGAAGAGCTTACTCGTTAACGTGTTCTGGCCCGCGTGGGAGTGGGGGCCGTGCAACATGCCTCACTTGCGCTATATCTGCGCCAGCCACAACCAAGAGCTTGCAGTGCGCGACGGCTTGCGTATGCGCCGGCTTATTGAGGATCCTTGGTATAAAGACCGCTGGCCTCACGTCGAGCTCACGCGTGATCAAAATCAAAAAACCAAATACGAAAATACAGCCCTTGGCTTCAGGCAGTGCTCCGCGTCGAACTCAATCACTGGCGCTCGTGCCGACCGCGTGATCATCGACGACCCGCTGTCTGTCTCTGACGCCATGTCGCAGCAAGTCAAGGACACGGTCAATACGTGGTTCTGCGAGGCGGTGCCCACGCGTCTCGTTTCGCCAAAGCGATCGGCCATCATAGTGATCATGCAGCGCCTGGCAGAGGACGACGTCAGTGCCACCATCATTGAGCGTGGCCTGCCATACGATCACATCATGCTGCCCATGCGCTACGACCCGTCGCGCGCCATGCCGACGATGCTTGGCATGGAAGACCCGCGGTCACGGCCAGGAGAGCTTTTATTTCCCGCCCGCTTCCCGATAGACGTCGTCGAGCGCGACGAAGAGATCATGGGAAAGTGGGCCACCGCGGGTCAGTTTGCCCAGGCACCACAGCCGCGTGGCGGTGGCGTCATCCTGACTGAGTGGTGGCAGATGTGGGACAAGCCGACATACCCGCCATTTGATTACATTGTCGCCGCAGTGGACGGGGCATACACCACCAAGACAGAGAACGACCCGTCCGCCATGACGGTTTGGGGCATATGGACGGGAGGAGACCAAACTGCGCAAGTCACGCGGACCTACACGCCTGACGGCATGATGGCGTCACTGGAGCGCACGTATAAGCAAGAGCACCCAAAGTGTATGCTGATCTACGCCTGGGCTGAACGCCTAGAGCTCCACGAGCTTGTCGAGAAAGTCCGCGAGACAATGAATGACTGGCGCGTAGACAAGCTTCTGGTCGAGAACAAGGCAAGCGGGTATAGCGTTGCGCAAGAGCTGCGACGCGTTTATGGTTACGACGATTTCGGTGTCCAGCTGATGGATCCTAAGGGGCAGGACAAACTAGCGCGTCTCTACAGCGTGCAGCATTTGTTTTCTGATGGGTTGATCTACGCGCCAGACAGAGAGTTCGCGCAAATGGTGATCGACCAGGTCGCCGTGTTTCCTAAAGGCCGTCATGACGATCTTGTCGACACGACTAGCATGGCGTTGCGGCATCTGCGCGACATCGGGCTCCTCGTGCGTGGCGTTGAATGGACAGCGGAGGTCGACAACAGTAGAGTGCATGTTGGCTCTGCGCCGGAGCCGCTCTATCCAGTATAGCAAAGAGATAAACATGATCTTAGCAAACGCCATTGTGGACGTGCTGCATAAGGCAGCGCCAGCATCAAAAGAACTTAGTAGGTTTCGCGTAGAGGTTTGGGGCAAAGAACCCCACGACTATGTGCGCGTCTATGAGATTGCCGCAAAATCTGATAATCTGGCGGCTCGTGAGGGGCTTGACCGTTTCGTTGAAGAGATTGGGAAGCTTGTAGAGAAGCAAGGCGATTAATCATGCCTATGACACCGGGGCTTAATCCAAATATCCGCATGCCGCAGGAGGAGCCCCAGGCGGGCCTTGGTGCCGCAGAAGACATCCTCGTTGAGATTGAAGAAGGCAAGCCAGACCGTCAGCTAGACGACAAAGGCAATGTCATCCGCATTGAG